CGTAGGGGAGCACGTCTTCTCCTTTAGATGTCTTTATCATACCCGTTTTGTTAAAAAAGCCGATCCATGCAGGTTTCCCCGCATAAATCGGCTTGATTTTCAGCTCTGTTCTCAAATGTGTGGCACAAATATAATAAAATAGGTTTATTTACATCATTTATTATGAAAATAACAACAAAAATCTTTTGGAATTTAAAATTGGTTATATATATTTGCGCATGAAAACAACTCTTTATGATAAAAATAAGGACTTCGCTGGAAGATCTTTACATAAAGGAAGAAACTCTGGAAATGGTTATATGCCCCGTATGCGGGCAGAAAATGTGTCAAGTCAGGTACGTGAACGGGGTCATCATGTTACGAGTTCAGTGCAGACGGTGCAGGAACTATATCGAAGTTGACCTGACAGGGACGAAATAAAATTTAGACATATAAAGCCGATAGAGCTGTATTGGAGGAAACCCCTCCGGTGCAGCTCTATTTTTTTTTGACAAAAACGAAAATTATGGAAAAAGAGACCCTTTTGACAGGATTAAAAAAAGTGCTTGGAGAACCCACAGCAGAAGGATATATCGGAGACACCGGTGTATCGGTCAGAACTCTTGATGCGTATGCAGAAGCCCTGATGCCTACTATTACGGAGGAATCCTTGAATGATGATTTTTATTCAAGGCATGCTTCGGTGGTAAAAAAAATGGGCGGACAGATGCGTCATGAGAAATCGGAATTTATCAAGACCTATAAGCCGGACGATCATGGCGGACAACCGAAGGAGACCCCAGATGTGAATGCCGAAATGATGAAACGGATCGAGGCTCTTGAAAAAGAACGCGAGCAGGAATGCAAGAAAGCCCATGTCGATGGCCTTATCGCAGAGATTCAGAAAAAGTCGGATTCCTTGAAGGTAAGCCATAAGAATTTGTGGAACGATGCCGTGAAGATGGTAGAGTACAAAGATGGAGTGTCCGTCGAGAATGCTATCGAATCAGCAAAAAAGATTTATGAAAGCAAGCTGAAGGAGTATTTCGGTGAAGGTGCCGTTCCTTATGGAGGACACGGGAATGGAGGTACTACTATGTCAACGGAAGCGGCGAAGTTGAACCGTGAGGCTTTCAAAAAGCGTATGCAAGCGCAAGGCAGATTGCCGAAAGAAACGTAAAACTTAAAAACATAAGAAAATGGAAGAAGTACAATTGGGAACGTTCAATACGATGGCGCAGCATGGCGCACAGTTCGGCGGGGATTTTCCCGTATGGCAAAGAGTCGACAAGCTTTACCAAGGCGGCGGTTATCTTGACCTGACAAAATTCAAAGCAGGTGATGTGATACATGCCGGAACCATGGTAAAATACAATGGACCCGGCAAACAAGTGGATGTCATCACGGCATCGGGAACTCCTGCCGTTGTAAAGCTTACCGTAACAACCGGAGCTACGTCATCAGCAGATTGTACGGTCGTTCTTGGAGATTTGGAGGTTGCCGTTACTCTTGCAGCCAGCGATGGCACTGACCAAGTAGCCACTAAAATCAAGGCTAAGAGTTTCAGTGGGTGGAAAACATCTGTGGAGGGATCTACCGTAACGTTTACGCAAAGTACGGCAGCTCCCGTATCGAATATAGCATTTGTATCCGGAACGAGCGGAGCAAAGGCTTCTATGGAGATTTCTACCCAAGGAGTAGCAAAAACGGGTAATGTTTCGGATGTAAATGGTCTTGTATTCAATGACGTATGTATTCCAACAGGTTGTACTTTGGCTACTTGTGCCGTTGTAAGAGCCGGACGTATTTATGCCGATCGTGTTGCTAATGGAGGCATACCGGCCAGTGTAGAGGCAAAATTGCCCATGATAGAATTTGTGAGAGAATCGTAAAAAAAGGAGGATATGTTATGTTGACCAGAGATAAGAATTTTTACGACTTTGTAGGCCGGGGATTATCCTCTTTTGGCTATGAGGGAAATTCGTTCCAAGCATGGATCGATGAAATGTTTGCAAATAAATACAATGCGGACGCTACTTTTTCCCAGATGGGATTTCCTTTGAATCCTGATATTCCCATAAATCCGACGTTTGAGCAGCTTGAAGCAACCATACGCCCTTACACGATGGCCGCATACGTGGACATCGATTCGGACGGACCGACCAAATCGACGGACGGACTTCTCTTGAAAATGGGTAAACTGCCGACGTTCAAGCATGAAATAACATTGAGCCGTAAGACTTTACGCGAACAAATGATGCTTGCCGACAAAATCGGAAACATTACCCCAGAGATGGAGGGTATCGTCATGGATCTTCTTTTCTACGGAATCGATGATTTGCTGGGCGGTAATTACAACACATTCCTTTACCAACGCCACCAAATTGTCTCAAACAAAGGCAAACTCGTCATCAATGCGGAAAACAATCCGCTTGGTATTCCGGTAGAAGTGGACTTCGGTGTTCCGAAAAAGAATATCAAAACCTCCACATGGTATACCAAATCGGACGATACGGTTACGGAAGATTCCGGAGTATCGGGCGGAACGGTCGACCCCATCAAGGTGATGCGTGATGTGAGACGTAATGCGACAGAAAAAGATTTCGCACCGGCCGGACATTGGGAATGCGACCAAGTAACGTTCGACGACTTGATAAGCCTTCCGTATTTCCGAAAGATGTACGCGACTTTCATGCGCCCCGACATTACGGACGGAGACCAGAAACTCTCATACGCAAATCTCGTGGACGATGCAGCTATCAAGACATTTATCGAAGGTCGTATCGGAGCCCCCATCACTGTAATCGATTCGGTGTCGGCGGTAGAAAAGTTTGATACGGCTACCAAGAAAATGTCCTACTCCAATCTTCGCAGTTTCAATGAAGGTGTTCTGGTATATGTTCCCGACGGGGCTCTTGGAGATGTACAATGTGGAAGACCCATCTATATGGATACTCCCGGATCACGAGTTGCTTTGTATGATGGAGGCCGTACATTGATACGCCAAGTTTTCAATGACGAGAACATGATACAAACCGTGAAGTCGGAGGTTACGGGGTTGGTTGTTCCCAACAAGACCCGCTGGTTCTATTACCTCACCGTAAAAGGAGCGTAGCCGATGGAAGCCGGATCAAATGAAACGGGGAAAGATACGGTCATGACCATCGAGGAATATCTTCGAGGGTGTGTCGGGTTTTCCATAGAAGACAATGCGATTGCCACGATACTTACAGACAGGAATATCCTTCGGGGTACGCCTGTCTGTGAACTATCGAAAAAGCAGAAGGACCTTTGTAAAGCGGATCTTTATATGTGGTGTGCAAGTACTCCGAGCATAACCAGCAGTATAGAGGAGGCTGACGGGGACTGGAAGCATAAAACAGGAAGCACGCAGAGTTCGGCATACGACAAACGTAACTTGCGAATCATGGCCAATGAGATTTATGACAAGTATGGTGAAGGCACGTCGAAGGCGGGTATAAAACTAACCGCTTACGGCATGGGAACATGGAGGAGGAGATGATGCCGGATAATCCGAGACACCCGCATACCTGCAAGATTTACCGCATGGAAGGGGAGACTTCTTTCAAGGATGGTACAGAAAAGATCCTTTATGAGGGAGCCTGCCGGAAGTACGGCAATACATCGATACGGACGTTCTCTTCGAAAAATGTCGTGAAGGGGGATTATGCGCTTAGCGTTCCGGGTACAGTTTCCGGAATACGAGCGGGAGATCTTATCGATGTGAAAGACAGGCAAGGTGCGTTTTCTCGATGCCTTGTAACGGACAGCTATGCCGGAAATCTCGGAACAACGGTCTATTTCAATATTCCCAAAAATTAAATGTATGGCAAGTGTGTACAGAAATAACCGGATCGCTTTGGACAAAGGTTTCAAAACAGCGAAAAATATCATGAGGGGGCATATTTATGACATTCTCATGTCGGCATCACATGCTTACCTAAAAAACATGCTGGAGGGAAAGGATTACGATGGTTTTACGGGGAACACACAGACATCGTACACGTGTGGCTTGTATGTAGATGGAAGGTTGACTGATGCCATAGCTACCGGAAGTACGCTAAAATCTCCCGTGCGATTGAAAGTGGAAAAAGGTAAAACCGTGTTTTTGGAACATCCATACGAAGGAAGACCGAGAAGTGTTACCGGAAAGGTAGACGTAGACCGCTTGTATGGGAAAGATTCTGCGTTTGGTTTCTTAAAAAACTACAAAGATATTCCCAGAAAAGGCATTGCTGTTGTTGCAACGACCGGAACAGAGTATTCGGAGTATTTGGAAAATGCAAGAAAATTGAATGTCCTTACGGAAACTTGGCAGAAGGCAAAAGGTATTTTGGAACGGCACATAAAATCCTATTTGTGATATGGCACACATACAAAAATATTTTATTGCGGAAATTTTGCAGAAAGTGTGTGAAGAGATGTATAGCATAAGCGAATATGTATTCTCTGAACACCGACCTTCGGCCATGGGAGAGCAGATGAATGATTTTATCGTCGTGTCTCTGCCGGTAGCGATAGAGGAACAGAATGCTTACCAAAAAACGACATTGAGGATAGAGCTTGCCGCAAAGGATAAAGCAAACGGTATATCCGATACGGAAAAATTGCAATCGATGCTCAATGAGTTAGCCTCGAAGTTTCCTATCGTCGAGAGTCGATTTTCGGTTACATCTCCCAATGTCGTACTCAAAGGAACTGACGGATTAGGTTTTACACTTTGGAATGTGCAGTCAAAGCTGCTTATCAATACAACAGATAGTTATCAAAACAATTAAAACAAACAATTAAAAATTTACGATTATGGCAGGAATAACAGTAACGACAACATTAGGGGATTTGGAAGTCTTATTCAACAAGGCCAAAGAGGTCTATTACAAAAAAACGGAACTTACAGCCGCGGATCTTGGAGGAGAATCTTTGACGGTGGACATGGAACTTCCGGTTCTGGAAGACGGATTGACCCTCAACACCGGGGAAGTGGAGGTAACGGAAATAAAACTGACTACCGGGACGATATGGACATCGAGGGCGACGAAAGGGGACTCGGACATCACTTTGCAAGTGGCCAGTATAGAAGGGACCGTAAACGACTTGTTCATGAACGCGATTGCCAACAAAGATATAACCGGGACATCGGGAGGAATTCTTGCCGGAAAGACTTTCAGCGGAAAATCTTACAGCCTTGCACCGAAAAAGGTTACCGGCTCTTTGATTTTCATGAGTGAAGACCGGCAAACCATCATCGCCCTTCCCAAGGTGGAAATGTACGCTAATCTTGTTGCAGCAGACGGGGACAACCCGGCTTATTTCAATGTTTCCGTTACCCCAAAGGAGAACAGCGAAGGTGCGGACATCATGATTATGAACGACAGTGCTGCGGCATAAGGATAGTAATATTTTCGATAGTGAGGACGGCGGCGGAGGCCGACCGTCCTCTCGTTTTTAAAACAGATTTTTTATGGCGGAGGAAAATATCTCGCAACCGGAAAAGGAGTATGAGATCTTATTGAACGATATAGCGGAATCGGGAAAAGATACCATTGAACTTCGTGGGAAGAAGTGGCGTATCGGCTGGTTGCGTAACGGTACCAAACGGAAGATCACTCAAATATTCCTGAAAGAGAAACGGGAGGACAAGGTAGGCTCGAAATGTGTGGCGGCCTTGATATTGAACGGATATTGGAAAATAAAGTTTTTCTATTGGTTTTTGTGGCGCTGGTTTTACTATGTGAAGCAGTACAGCGACGTGGAAATGATTCCAGTCGTGCACATGTGTAAAAAAAAAATACAAGTTACGGGGTACTTCGTTCTTACCATATTACTGACAGGGATAAGGGACACGATCATGATGATGACCAGGGAGGAAGCCGAACGTTCCCATCAAGGAGCTTCTACGGATCGGCATGGTACCTCGGAGAAAAGCACCCTGCCCTGACGGCTTCGCGATTTTTTTTCTTCGGTTTATTGGAGGTGCGGATGTGGGGGTATTACTGGGGATATACTTCGGCACAGATAGAACTTATGGCTGCAGATTGCCCTGTTATAGTATACCCCAAACGGAAGGACGAGAAAAATGGAAAATCCACGGGCTTTAAGAAAGCTGATGCCAAAGATGTATCGGAAGCGGCCAGACATTGGCAGAAAAAATACGGAGGCAAATCCGACAAGGGTGTGAAAATCAGCCTTGCCGGGTTGAAACAACTAAAAAAGTAGCAGCATGGCGAATTTGGGCAATTTATATTTTTCCGTCCAGCTGAAAGATTTGACGGATGAACAGATAAAAGATATAAGGAAAAAACTTGAAAATCTCGACTGCCGGGTCGATGCCCGTTTGAATTTTGATAAAGCGGCATTCAGACAGTCCATGACAGATTTCCTGAGCCACAATGTATTCAAAGCGAAGATAGATGTGTCGGATAGCTTACGGGACAGCGTACGCAAGGCGTATGAATCGGTATCTGTCGGAAAGATTACTACGCCCTCGGATGTAAGGTCTCAGCGTGTCATGGAGATACAGGAAAGGATGTCTCAGCGGGCCGCATTGTCGCAAGAAAGATTGAGGCTTGCCCAAATACGTACAACAGCGGCCACAGAACGTCTCAGGTCATCATCTTCGTCTCTGAATCGTACTTTTCGCAGCCAATCGGGTATCGTCGGACAATTGGGAGACCAGATTTCCAACATGTTTTCGATATATGCGTTGGAGCGTTTTGCCGGAAGGCTGATCGAAATCGGAGGACAATTCCAAACCCAGCACATAGCCTTGAAAGCCATGCTTGGCGATGCCGCCAAAGCCGATGCCATTTTCGGGAAGATAAAAGGCCTTGCCATAGAGTCTCCCTATACTTTCATGGACTTGGCTTCCTATACGAAACAGCTTGCCGCCTTTTCCATACCTTATAACGAACTGTACGACACGACCAAACGGTTGGCCGATATTTCGGCCGGTCTCGGTGTCGATATGGGTCGTATCATACTTGCTTACGGACAAGTAAGAAGTGCTGCATTCCTGCGTGGTCAGGAGGTAAGGCAATTTACCGAGGCGGGTATACCTTTGCTTGATGCTTTGGCCAAGAAGTTTACCGAGCTTGAAGGCAGGGTCGTTTCGGTGGGAGAGGTATTCGACAAGATCAGCAGCCGGGAAGTTCCGTTTGAGATGGTGAAAGAGGTTTTGTGGGACATGACGAACGAGGGCGGGCAGTTCTTTAATATGCAGGAGCAGTTGGTGGAGAGCCTTTCGGGGAAATACGAGAAACTGAAAGACAGCCTTCAAATCATGCTCAGCGAGATTGCGAATAGCGGGAACTCCGTTCTTGGCGGCGGTCTTGACCTTCTCACTTCTTTTACGGATCGCTGGAAAGACCTCGTGCAGGTACTGGGCGCGGTCGTCGCCGGCATCGGGCTTTACAAAGCCACTTTGCTTGTTATTAATACGTTAACAGGTATATCTATACTTTACCACTATAAATTTGGTGGTGCAGTACAGTTTGCTACTCAACGTATAGCAGGAGAAACTGCAGCTATGGGAATGATGAATATGCAGACAGCCCGCATGATTACCGGAGTAAACCGGTTGAAAACAGCTTTTCTCGGGCTGGGCAAAGGAGGTTGGGCCGGTATCATCATAGGTGCATTAGGAGCTATCGGAACAGCCATTTATACGGCTTACCAGCGTGCCAACCGCTTAAAGAATGAACTTGCGGAGATAGACTCGGAAGCCAGTGCCAATGAGATGAACCTTATTGCCGGTTACCGGAAGTTGATAAGAGAACTTGGCGACGCTACAGAGGGAACGAAGGCCTATTCTGACATCATCAAGCAGATCAATTCCTCGTATGGGCAATATCTCGACGGGTTGTACAGCGAGGCGGAAGCATACGACAAAGTGAGGGAATCGGTGGATTCTGTTACACAGGCCATTATCAACAAAAGCCGCCAGCAGGCGTATGAAAAGAAAGTATCGGCCATAGAAGAGGATTATGCCGAACGGTTTCAAGATGTGGAAGACAGTATAGTTTCTGGTATTAAGCGATTGCTTGGAAAAGATATTGGACAAGATTTGACTAAGAAAATGTCCATGTCTATAACCTCTCTTATGCGAAGTGGGGAAACCGCCGATACCGCATGGCGTCTTGTCCTTGAAGATTACAAATCAGTTATAGAAAAAGCAACTAAAAGTGAATTGAATGATGCTTTTTTTGATGAGTTAGTGAATAATGAAGCTGTTGTAAATGCTCGTTTGGTTGGACCATTATTATCTTATGAGAATCTACTCAAGTCGATGGGGGCGGAACTGGACAAGGCCGCCCAATCACAAGCGGGGTATACCATCTATGGTAACTATCTTGACGAGATAAAGAAGAAATGGGAAGATATAAATAAAAACAGCAGCCTGACGAATGATGAAAAACGCCTGAACCTGATAAAAATGTACCGGGAGCAGCTCGATTTCCTAACGGGAAAGAATGTCCCGAAGAAAGACCCGGTATATGAAAACATCGAGGCTCAAATCGCCGCTCTCGAACGACTGGACGAGGCATGGGTGAAGACGACTAACGACATCATGGGGAAGGGTACGAAGCTGTCGCTGACCGATGCGTATATGTCTAACCCCGTCTCTTATCTTGAGATGCTTGCCGAAGAGTATGAGAAAAGCAAGGAAAAGATCGGCCGGAGCGGATTGTTGGGCGACATGATCGGTGGTGATGAAGGTGTCAAGAGGCAGCTGGACGCGGCACAGGAAACGGTATCACGTATCGAGGAATTAGGTAAAAAACTCGGTGTGGACATTAGCGCATTCGGGAAAAAAGAGTCGGGGAAAAAGAAAGATCCTGTGGCCGAGGAATGGAAAAAACGTATCGAACTGCTGAAAGATGCTGCGAGCGATTATGACAAGCTTTCCAAGAAATACGGTAAAAACACCGCCCAACAGATGTTGTCGGGAAATCCTTTATTCTCGGATTTGGGCGAAGGGTTTGATTTTTCCCAGTCGAAAGAGGTATTGAGGAATTTTATCAAAGAAATATCGAAAAAAGCCAGCGGAGACCAGCAAGAGAATGTTGTAGCGGAGGGATTAAGGATATTGCTATCATTCGAGCTTGATACCAATTCTATGGCGAAGGTGAGGGAAGATATAGATAAAACGATCGATAACTGGGATATTTACAAGAAGTTGTTCGATGCTACGGGGGATAAGGATTTATCTTCTAAGTTGGCTTTCAATGATATACAGATATGGGACGAAGCGGCGGAAGCTTTACGAAATGATCTTTTTACTAAGATGGGTACATTAAACCTTTCGCAAGAAGAAAATCTTTTTTCCCAGACAGAAGAGGAGGCCAGAGACTTTTTCGGGACAAACGGGGAATTGTTTGAATTGTGGAAGGCCATAAAGAAGCGTATCGAAGAAAACGGGGTGAACCTGAAAATAAACACCGCCGACGCTTTTACGGCGATGCAGACCTTGCCGGACAAGATAAGAGCGAAAGAAGCGGAAAAGGCGGATGCCCTGAAAGGACTTGACAAAGGGACACCGGAGTATACAAAGGTTTCCGACATGTACGATGCCCAAATATCGGATTTGAAGGCGCAGGCGTTCGAGGCATCGGAGGCTTTCAAGCAATTTTTTACCGGAGCGGTGGAGGAGGGCGGTATAGCCTTGTTGAGATTGAGAGATGAAGCCCGGGACCTCTTGAAACTTATAGAAAAAGGGGATCCCATAAAAGATGCGGATGGCAATGTTACGGGGTATAAATTCACAGATAAGGCCGGTAATGAGCAGACCATATCGACGACCGGTAAGGACAAGCTGACAGGTTTCCTGAATAACGACAACTTGAAAGGCGTTATAAAAGTGGCTGATGAAATCAAAGATGCTTTCAGCAAAGATGGAATGGCAGCTGCCGAGGCATTCGCGGATGCGGCAACGAAGATTTTTGATGCCGGGGCATCGATTTCGAATGACATAGGTAGCGTTTTTTCGGCATTCGGAAATGACGGGGCGGCTGCAAAGGCGGAACTGGCCGGAGGAATCTTCTCCGGGTTGTCGAACATGGCGGATTTTACCAATCCGGCTTCAATCATTAAAGGCATTACAGGTATCATAACAAGCGTCGCCCAATTCCATGACAACAAGTTGCAGAAAGAGATTGAGGATAGTGAATTTGAAGTAAAGAAATTACAAAATGCATATAAAAATCTGCAAAGTACTATCGAGAACCAGTTAGGGAGCGTTACGCAGGCTCAAGCTCGTGAGATGCAAGAAAATCTTCACCAGCAATCGGAAGAGATGAAAAAGCAGATGGAACTGGAAGAAGAGAAGAGCAATACTGACGATGAGAAGCTGGAAGATATGAAGCAACAGTATCATGATGCTTTGGAGGCAGAGCGGAATTTCACCAAGGAGCTTGCCGAGTCGCAATATGGCGTGAACCTAAAAGATTGGTCTTCTCAGATAGCGGATTCCCTTGTCGATGCTTTTGCCTCGGGTGAAGATGCAGCGAAAGCCTTTGACGATACGGTGGCCGACATCATGAAGAGCGTCATATCAAATATGATAAATCTCAGTGTACTGCAACCTGCCATGGATAAGTTGCGGACGACCTTATTCGGGGAGGACGGCCTTGGCGGGATTTTCGGCGTTAATTCCGCCGGCGGTACGTCATTGACAAATGAAGAAGCCGTAATATTGGGTGAAAGTTTGGCCGGATTAAGAGGGGCAATCGATAATTCAAAAGAGATATGGGATTACGTTTCCGATGCCATGGAAAAGGTAGGCGTAGATATTTCGGATCTTAATAAAGAGAATAGCCTGACCAAAGGGATAGAGGGTGTAACAGAGGATACTGCGAGTTTGCTGGCTTCGTATATCAATGCGATGCGGGCTGACTTATCGGCCAACCGATTGACCCTCGAACGGCTGGTGAATGAACATGCCCCGCAGATGAGCGTCATAGCGCAAGCGCAGCTTACCCAACTGAAACTCATCGCTGACAATACGTCGAGGAATGCAGATTTCGCCGAAGAGATACGTGATATATTGCAACGCAACATCAACGGTGGAAACATGTTCCACATAAAATAACATAAATATGGACTTGAATGAACGATTGAAGTCGGAAGCCCGGGAGAAAGGGCTGTGCGACATGTGGTTTGAAAACTGGGGCAATCCCGACAAGCAGGGGCTTATAGAGAAAGCCTTGCACGGCATGAATTTCTTGTGCGAACATGATTTCCCTTCGCTGGATTTCATCAAAAAGAATTTCGATGCCGGACAATTACGGGATAACAATTTCTTTATTGACGAGGAGGTACACCGCCGCAACATGGGCCGCGTGGTGGCACTGAACGGCCGTTGCAGCGGCATGTTGTTGTATGACGGATATTCGGTGGCGGACATATACATACGACACGATTGCGACGTTGTGATAGACGTGAACGGTTGCGCCAAGGTGTTCGTAACGGTGTATGACCGGGCGAATGTAAAGGTACGGCAGGGCGGAATGGGGCGCGTATATGTGTACAAAAACGGCGATTCCTGCATGGTAGAGACAGAAGGGTCGGTTATTATGCGGGAAAGGAAAAGCGGAGCTTGATGGCTCCGCTTTTCTGTTTTGTATTTAAAAATTATTCCAAAAATCTACTACAAATCAGATCAAGGTTTTTCTGGCCCCAAGATGGTCTCCCCTGTAAGAGTTATTGCCAAGTTATCATCGAGATAGTATACTTGCTGCACCCATTTGTCATAGTCCGCAGCATAGATTTTCAGTTTTATAGCTTTTTCGTGTGCAGTAAACATGTAGGTTTCATTATACATGAACGTATGGCTTTGTATGTTGACCGTTTCATTATCCTCTGTACATTCGTGTATGAAGAATTCCGAGGAGGATGATTTCCCATCCCAATGGTAAAATTGATTTGTGATGCTGTAACTCTGCTCTTTCGAGCAAGAAACAAGGAACAAAGGTAGTGCCATCAAAATGTAAAAGAACTTTTTCATCATGTTTTGAATTTTTGTTAATGGTTTTGATTGCAAAGATATATTAATTAACCAAATCAAAATATTTATTTATGTTTTTTTTGAGCGGGTAGGGTGGGTGTGGAAAAAGAAAATGTATTTTGTGGCTTATTTTCTTTGAAAATTATGAAAATAAACCCATATTTGTGGTGTATTTAAGCCTAAGAGCTTGCTTGTGGGAGATGAGAACCCTATGGCAGGCTCTTTTTATTTTTTACAATTATGACGCAAGAGTATGTGCTGCTGATGCAGAAGATGTATATGGGAGCCACAATAAAGGACAGCCTTGAAGATTTCGGTATCGTGTGTACCGAAATGCCTTTTGCGCCTTTTACAGAAACAAAAAAGATTCCTACCCGAGACTGGCCGGAGGAGGACGGTGAAGATGTGTATGTGCCGAGCCGTCTTCCCCGAAATGCGTATGACATGGAGATAGGGCTTTGTTACAAAGGAGGATCGAAAAGTGCATACGATGGAATAAAGAAATTCATAGATTATCTGACCGGTGAGGACGGGGAGACTCCGGTATTGAAAATATACTCTCCCTTCACGGGGATAGGACGGAAAAAAGTGTACTTGAAGGAGTATGACGATGATGACTTTTTCTTCAATGAGGAAGAAGATGTCGTGCTTTTCTCCATGACTTTTAGGGTAACCGACCCGAAAACGGATATAAAACCTGTTTACGGGTCGGGCGAGCAAGAGAATGATATTGTGGACTTGACCGAATAGTTTTTATGGAGTGGACGATATACGACAAGACCGGACTAACGAAAAAAGCCGAAATAAAGGAGCTGGAATACAACGGCGAGTTTATGGGGGAGAGTTATGTTTCTTTTTCGGTGAAAAGTTTTTCGCCTATTGCCTTTGAAATGGGCGACAAGCTTACTTACCGGGGTGAGGAGTATACCTTGAACTATGACCCGACGGTGGTGAAGAAAGCCGCCCGGTATAAATCGGGAGAGGGTTTTGTGTATGACAATGTCAAGTTCAATTCGGCGAGCGATGAGTTGACACGATGCGATTTCCTCGATTATGTGAAGGGGGATAACAAGGTACATTTCACTTCGTTGCCCAATTTTGATTTTTACGCTTCTTCGGTTAGAGATTTGGCAGACCGCATACAAGCGAACCTCGACCGCTTGTACACGGGTACGCAACAATGGACGGTCGTCGTATCGTCGGACAGCGAGGGGAAAAAGAATGTGCCGGTAAGCATAAGCAACATCAATGTGTGGGGGGCACTGGAACTTGTGAACACGACTTTTGAGATGAATTTCATCATCAGAGGAAGAACGATCACCATAGGCACGGAAGGCGTGGCTGTTGAGGGCATGTTTTCGTACGGAAAGGGAAACGGATTATACCAAATAGAACGGAACGCCGAACAGGACCAAGCGATCATCACCCGATTGCGTGCATACGGTAGCACCCGTAATATGCCGGTGAGATATTATAATGAAATACACTATGTAACCGGATCGGTATATGTTGTCGCCAGTTATAGCGATAATTTAGCTTCAAATAATTTCTACTGGGTCAAACTAAACCTTGCTTATACCAAACAAAGGTTTGATGAAACTGTTGATTTCCAAGTCAATAATATTTGGTACGAAGGACACTGGGAATACCACAGCCAGTCATACGGAGAGGTTGAAGCTGGGTATTCTATGAAAGTATATACTCAACGTAGCGGATTATTCCGCAACGAAGATAAAATACAAAACTTCAAAGATGGTGTCCATTATGCAGCATTCCCTTCTTGGGCGGTTGAAGTTCCTCTTATCCCTGCCCAGCAGGTTGTACAAAACCTGATGTTGCCGGGTTTCAGTTTCGAGGAAAATGACGTGTATGTGGATAGCGATAACCTGTCGGAACTCGGCATACGGGAAGGAACGGTGTTCTTTGACGGAAGTACAGACGGACTGGACGAAATATATCCGTCGATAGAGGGAATGACCGCAGACGATTTGAATGAAGCCGGCATACCTGTAACCGTAGTTGCGGGGGACAACGGAAACCTCGATGAGATCGCTGATGCCGATCAAGTGGAAGATGATGGATTCTGGACGGATAAGGCAGACGGGGAGAGCATTCCTCCTTTTAAAGCCGTACTGAAAAACATAGGTTTTGACATACGGGAATACTGGTACGACGGAATGCAGCCGGTATTGTCGATGAGAGACGGGCAATTGGGCGGCCGGGAGTTCAACATCATAAATGTTGAAGAGGGGACAGCCGGAGGCGGTGTGAAAACCTATATCCTTACGCTTGAACGAGTGGAGGACAGCGACCTCGGCATGTATTTCCCGAATAAGGATTATAACATGAAGCCCGGTGATAAATTCGTGATTCTCGATATAGAGATGCCGGACGTATATATAAAGGCTGCCAGCCAGCGGTTATTACGGGCCGCCAAAGAGTATCTGGCGAAAAACGATTATGTGCGATATACCTATTCTCCCAAAGTGGACGAAATATACATGGCCCGACAACATGATAAGGCCATGGCCAGCGGTGGTGCCGTGAAAAGCCTGCACGATACGTTGAAAGAGGGCGATTTGTTGTCGTTCAAGGATATGGACCTTTCGGTTGAAAAAAGCATAGTCATCGATAAGTTGACGATAAAGGAAGGCGACATCATACCCACGTATGAAATTACCTTACGTGAGGATAAAACGGTGGGTACGATACAGAGAATGCAAAACCAAATAGACTCCATCATCTCAGGAAAGGATAAGAGTGTAGGTTCGAACGGGGCGTATAGGAGCCAGTTGGTTTTTGACTCGTACATCAGTTTCCCGACGATAGGGAGGCAAGACACATTGTATGTAGCGCGGGACAGGAATTACACGACATACGCATGGACGGGCAACAATTATGAAATGACAACGGCCTCGGTGTCGGAGGATGAGTTGGCAAGTAAAATGAATAAAGTAACTATACTTTGCGGGTATTAATCTAATAGAATAAAAATTATGGCATTTACAGTAAACAACGCAACCGTAGCTCAAAAATTTTATACGTGGGCTGACTGGACAGGCAAGTACGGAGATCCCATTCTCAAGAAGGGGGAAATCGGGTTTTATACATTGGACGAATCAGATAAGGCGTTTGGGAAAATCGGGGACGGTGTAACGAATTTTTCGGAGCTTGGCACGGGATTCACGATTTACAGTGCAGAAGCTATTTCCTCCCTGATCGAGCAAATGAATTACGTCGGGAAAGAGGCAATATATATCACGACGGAGACGTCGGAAGAACAGGCCGACCAATATGTGATAAGGCTGAAAATAGACCAGTCTGATAAAGTGCTGCAACAAAGTGCTAACGGATTGAAAACGAATATGCTTTTGGATCTGGAAAGCTCGACTGGAAAATTGAGATTGATAGGAAACGCCCAGGGCGACCGGACTGTCTTGTCGGAGATAGACCTACCCCTTGAACAGATTCTGAACAGCACTGATTTCGATACGGAAACTCATATACTGACTTTGGTTTTCAATACGACAAAGGGGCTACAAAAGGTAGACGTGGATCTGAGCGATCTTGCAGATACTTATACGGCCGGTCAAGGATTGAGTTTGTCTTCCAGTGGTGAATTTTCTGTAAAGAAAAGTGCCGGTAGCGAGTCTTTTTTGACTGTTGATTCAAGTGGAATTGCTGTTACCGGTATTACAGCTGCTATCTCGACGGCAATAAATACGACATTGAAAGTTACGACGACGGGAAGCGGTAATGTCATAACCGGCCTATCAAAAAGCGGTGCGACTATTACGGCAACCAAAGGTATGGAGGTATATTCTAAAACGGAAGTAAACTCACAAGTAAGCAATGCCATTACAACGGCCAAAGGTTATACAGACGCATTGTCTGCTTCACTGTCGGACGGACTGGTCATCGTTTGCGGATTTAAAGATTGAGGGATAAAATAGGGAAGTCATGGAATTGAACAACGCGAGAATAAAGCACTTGTGCATGACCCTTCAAGAGTGGGAGGGTAAAAATCCGACCCTGAAAGCCGGTGAGTTGTGTCTTGTATCGGACTATCCCGGATTATACAAAATAGGTATAGAAGGCAAGAAATGGAAAGAAATACCTTATCCTCATGCGTATGACCATAACAAATCGGACATATCATCGTCGTACCTGCCTTTGGCCGGTGGCACCCTTTCGGGGGATTTACAATTTGCCTCTTACGGGAATTCCGGGGAGAGGGGGATAAAAGCGGTTATGGCCGCAAACGATTATTGGGGAATCGTTGGGAGAAGCACGGCGGATAATCAAGGGATTCTTGAAATATATACGGGCGATGACGGAGGAAATGCCACCTATAACGAGATAGTGAAATTTTCACAGTATTCGGGAACACGGACTACCGAAAGTACGCCGGTGAGGGAGTTTGTCGTGTTTGACAAGAGCGGGAACACAAGTATTCCGGGAACTCTATCGATAGGCAGCACCCTTACGCTAAGAGGGAACAAAGGCAATGCCGATGTTTTCACGGACTTCAACGGTGGCCGGGGTATCGTGCTTCGGGTTACGGATTCATCGGGTGTCCTCCACGAACTGGGCATGTGGAACAATGGTACTCCGAACTATATTAAGGGAAATACACGATATAATCTATATCATGCCGGCAATCTGGGTATAGCGACAAGCACTAAATCGGGACTTGTGAAGTCGGGTGGAGATATTACCGTAGGCACGGACGGGACGGTTACGGTGAACCAATCGAAAGTGGCGGATAACGCGAATAAATTAGGGAATTACGGTCTTTTTACATCGTCTTCGGGTTCTCCCGCCGGGCATGTGCCGCTTATAGGGGCAGACGGGGTCATGGAGGCGGGGTGTTATATCGACTTCCATGCACAAGGGAATACATCGGATTATAATCTGCGGCTGATGTATGACGAAGGTACGGATAAAAAACGATGGATAAAGTTCCCGAAGGCTTCCGGTACAATGGCATTGATGAATTTGATAGATTCAGAAGATTCGGCAATAACCATAAAATCGAATTGTGCAGATTTTCCGGCAATAGATATAATTGCCGGTGTTACCGGCAACGGTATGCGGATAACAATGTCCGATGCCGTAGATACAGGCAAATTGGAATTTGACGGAAACCTTGTATGGATTGATAAACAGACTGATACGAGTGTAACCTTGTATGTTTCGGACGATGTGCTGTATTGTAATAAAGATATTAGCTCCAAAGGTTTTTATCAATCTTCGGATATAAGGATTAAAAAGAATATCCGGGAAATATGCAGGAATGACAATCGGCTTGAAATGGCAGGGGACCTTTCCCTGAAAGAGTTTGACATGGCCGGTACAGAGCGGCATGCATTCGGATTTATCGCCCAAGAAGTACGGGAAAAATTTCCGGAATTGGTGTCGGAAGACAAAAACGGTTTTTTGTCGTTGGACTACACGTCTTTGCTCCTTTTGAAAATAGGTTTTCTGGAAAAAAAGTTATCGGAGGTAATGTCCAAGCTGAATAACATGGATAAGCGTACAAATCATTGAATGTGGTTATGGGGAAAATAGCGACAGCGAAAGAGGTGAATGCAATTATCGGGCAAAGGATTCTTTATCCGGATAATTGGTGTCCGCCTTACTCTGCGATAAAAGGAACCATGAAAGCAGATATATCGGGAGAATATGGCCATAACCAGCTTGTAAAATTGGAAGATATTACGCACAATAACAAATATATGTGGATTGTACAGAATACTTCGATGTCAGGGAATTACTATCTGGCATCGGTTACTTACGACAGCAAATTACATGGGAGAAACCTTTCCAGTAGCGAATACACAATCAATCAGGCGTATGAGGTGAATAATACATCGATGAGATATTATAACGGTTCCCGTTATGCCTATGTGCTTCCGGATAACGGCAGCCCGGATAGTATTGGCATTTATTTGAAGGTAAATAGTCCTTTGGGGGCAGGTGATAGGTATGCCTATATGTCTTCTTTTACAAAGTCTTCTTATACAAGCGGTCATGACCATGTGTATGACGTGTACGGTCCTGATATTGTGTACCGGATGATGAATACAAGAGGAGGTTCGACAACGTTGTTTAATCGGGTTTTGTTCTTTGATGAGCCATTGGATAATAACAAACAGTTCCTTTCCGATGCAGAAGGATTATATGAAGAAATTGTTTCTCAGACGGATACCGTTGGATATGGTAATGCATGGTTGCCCGTACAGTCGAGATATATAGTCGTTGCATCGAAAACAGCCGTGCAATCGGGTTTGGGAGATATATCTGTTGCCGTTCCCTATACCGGAAATGAGGAAGGAAATATATACCCGTATTATCTTGTGAAGGACGGGAACTCTTTTTACTGGGCTTTGGCAAGCGAATCTTACCGAAGTGATTACAATACAGGACTGATCAATCCGGATGCCGATTACGGCTGGGGCTGGGAACGGGATTTCGGATTTTCGGCAGAATGGACTTTTTTACCCGGAAAATAAAATATAGAGTTATGGACAAAATATTCAACTGGGAACAATGGAGAATGATAGCCGTGTCGGCCCTCAGCCCCGTGCTGGCGTTCCTCACCCCGACGAAAGGATTCGTATTTGCTCTTGTTATCATGTTCGCCTTCAACGTGTGGGCCGGCATGAGAGCCGACGGCGTATCCGTCGTCCGGTGCCGGAACTTCTCCTTCCGGAAGTTCAAGAACGCACTGGCCGAGTTGCTACTCTACCTCATTATCTCGGAGACGATATACTCTATCCTGCTCAACTGTGGCGACGACACGGCGGCGCTCATCGCGATGAAGTCGCTGACGTATGTTTTCATGTATGTCTACGTGCAGAACGCCTTCCGAAATCTCATACACGCTTACCCGACGAACAAGGCCCTGCGCATCATCTACCACGTGATACGCTTCGAGTTCAAACGCGCCCTGCCCGAAAACGTGCAGCGCATCGTCGAGCGTGTCGAACGGGAACACGGAGAGGAGATAAACGAAGAATTTACCGATAAAAACAAGGAGGAAGAAAAATGAAACTTTTATTGGAAAGACGATTCAAGGGAGAGGCCTACACGGTAGGCACGCTGTATGTGAACGGCGAAAGGTTTTGCGACACGCTCGAAGACCGTGTGCGCGACCTTGCGGGCGGCGAGGTAAAGGTGCCGGGGGAGACGGCCATACCCGAGGGAGTGTACAAAGTCATCGTAAACCGGTCGCCGAAATTCGGGCGCGAACTGCCGCGACTGCTGGACGTGCCGCAGTTCGAGGGCGTATTAATCCACCGGGGTAACTCGGCCGAGGACTCGGCGGGCTGCATACTGGTGGGTGAAAACAAGGAGAAAGGGAAAGTTCTCAACTCCACACCTTACGAAGAGAGGCTGGTAGCACTGTGCAAGGCAGCCCAATCGGGCGGAGAAACCATAGAAATAGAGGTGATATGAAAGATGACAGGATTCCGGCGATGATAGCGGTAACGATATTTGTCTTTATCGCTATCGTATTGTTGCTTTTCTCGTCGTGCCGGACGGGGAAGATTGTTGTAGTAGAGGGAAAGGATAGTATAAGAATAGAGGAGCGGGTACGGGAGATAAAAGTAACCGACACCCTTTTTGTAGCAGTCCCGATGCAAAAGGAATCGACGACGGTACGGGATTCCATGTCGCACCTTGAAAACGACTACGCCATAAGCGACGCCCGCATCATGATCGACGGTTCTCTGTATCACTCGTTGGAGACAAAACCCCGCATCGACACCATTCCGAAAGAGCTGTCCGTACAAGTCCGGGACACGACTATCTACCGTGAGAAAGTGGTGCCGAAGATCTATCCCGTCGAAAAGGAATTGAACTGGTTCGTAAGAATGAGGATATGGCTGGGCAACATAATGCTCGTACTCATATCCGGCGCGGTCATTTGGTTAGCCGCACGTCTTTTCTTGAAGAGATAAAAAATATAGGGGAATAAAAAAAGCCCCCTCATTCCTAAAAAAGTTACCACACATATTTTAGAAACACCATTTTTACAAAAGGCCGGGGGCTTATAGTCTTTGCCATTTGTAAGAACGGTGTTTTTGTGTTTATAATATGTGTGGTTATGGCAAAGGTATATATAAAAATAAAATAATCAAGCGATGAAAGAAGAAATCTTTGCCTACATTTTAAAAATGGTAAGTCGGGAGACCGACCTGACACAAGAAATGATTGTCTCGAAATGCTCAAAGGCAGAAGTTGTCGATGCCCGTTATATCCTTGCGAAATTGCTATATGATGCGGGTTTTTATAAATCACAGATAGCCGAAAGGCTTCGCTTGTCCCAACGGTCCGTATTCGTCATGCTCGGCAATTTCGACGACCGTTTGAAATACAACCGCATGATGCGCATTTCTTACGAAAGAATACGGAAGATACTCGGAAATGACCGGGAAGAAAGTTTGCAGATACTTTGATTATTCTTTGAAATAACTGTTTTCCAATGAATTATGTGTTTGGTAGCTTTGTTATGACCGACAATAGTGTCCGGTCATAACATAAAAACAACATATATATGGAATCGAAAACAGTCATTTACACTCCGGATTCAGGCGCAGCCGGTAGTGGAGCAGGAATGTTGGGCATGCTGGCCCCATTGTTGCAGAAAAGCGGCCTTGATCCGAACCTGTTGCTTGCAATGAACCGAAACAACAGCGGTTTCGGCGGCGAAGGCGGGTGGTTTATCTGGGTCATTTTCTTGTTCTTCCTCATGGGTTGGGGCAATGGCGGCTGGGGTAACGGCTTTGGCGGCAATGGATCGAACGGCTTGCCCAATCTTATCAACAACGATGCCGGTCGTGAACTCTTGATGCAGGCCATACAGGGTAACGGTAACGCGATTTCGCAACTGGCCACGAACTTGAACTGCTCTGTCGGCCAGATACAGCAATCGATCAACGGCGTTATGACGCAGTTACAAAGCGTCGGCAACCAAGTAGGCATGAGCGGAATGCAGGTTATCAATGCCATTCAGTCAGGGAATACGGGCATAGCCCAACAAATCGCCGACTGTTGCTGCGAGAACCGTTTGGCGATCTGTAACCAGACGAACACGCTGACAAACACGATGAATGCCAACACGCAGAACCTGAAAGATGCAACGTTGGCACAGACACAAGCCATACTGGCCAAACTCGACGCAGCCGAAACCCGCGTACTTCAAGACAAGATCGATGCGGAAAGAGCCAAGAATGCGGCCCTGACGACCCAGCTGTCCCAAGAACACCAAAACGCCTACTTCGCGCAGGTAACCACACAGTCGATAGCCCCGGTGAACAACGCTTTGGCAGACCTGAGCGCGCGTATTGCCAAAATAGAGTGCAATCAGCCCGAAGTTGCCAAAGTGCCATATAGTCCGGTTGTCGGCGTTCCGACTTGTGTAGCAGCGCAATACGGATTATACGGCGGTTTCAATCCCTATGGAGTCGGAAACGGCTTTTGGGGGTAAAAGAAAGGAGGCTATATGGCAACATATCCTTTTCAATTCGTAAACCGCAGAGGCTCGGCGGCGATAGCCACGACCGGGGTAACCGTAAGCACAACGAATGTCGTCTATACCTTTGCCAACCATGCCTTTGTAAATGCGTGGTACCGAGGGACAATATTCATTGACATAGCCCAAGCCGTACCGACGGGCACGACGGGGACATTACCCGTCCTGTTCGAGACGAACGGCGTAACGCAATCGGTTACCAAGTACAACGGAGAGGCATTGACAGCCGCCGACATACCGGGCACGGGCGTGTATGAGTTCTGGTTTGACAAAGCGACCAACACGCTGCAAATAATGACCGGCGTAGTCTAACCCGACAACCCCTAAACGGGGGTTGTCTTAAAAAGAAGAAGCAATGTTTGGAAATATAAAGCAAGGCAATATCGTCTATGTACTAATCAAGGGAGAAAAACCCGTTGTAAAAATAGGTCAGGTCGAATCGGTAACGAATCCGACGCCGAAATATCCGACCTACAACCCCTCACAGCCCTTCGGAACAACCCCGGAGATGCAGATCGATGTCAAGGTCAAATGCGGGGAAGAGGTATTGGAATTTCAGAAAATACCGACCAATCAGGAATTGTTTTCCTATCCGAATGCGGTCATTTCAGACAAGAAAGAGGCCATTTTGTCGGAGGTGGAATCGATGATGCAGTCCAGCCGTCAAGTCGTCGATAGCGTTCCTTACCACCGGTCGGTGGTAGAAAGTTGCGATGAAATCTTGAAACAGCTGAACCCCCAATTCGCCAAAGAGAAGCAACAGGAAGAGAAAATCACGGCCCTTGAAAGCATGGTCGGCTCGTTGAAGAACGACATCGGCGATATAAAGAACCTACTTTTGCGACAAAGCCAAACGAGTAGTAAAACCACAAAATAAAACGATTATGGGAATGCTGGAAATAAGCGAACGAGGGCACGAACGCCGTCAGGAAGGCGGCATAGGCCGTGCCATAGGCAACATCATGGAGAGCTGGAAGTGTCTTCAAGAAGATATGGAAACCCTCTTCGATGAAATGGAAAACATGGGAGAACGCGGAGGTTCTTACGGAGGCGACCGTTCTTCTATGGGTTATCGCGGCGACGACGATTATTATCGCGTTCGCGGCGATATGGAAGAAAGAATGGGAGAAAGACGTGGTGTGAAAGGCACCGGACGCTACTCCCGGTATCGTTAAACGAAGAAAGGGCGGATAAAACCGCCCTTTCTCAAAAAAACAGAATACAATAATGGATAGAAGTTTCGATATATACGACCGAATCCCGGAAGACATGAAAGCCTATTTGTCGAACTACGGCTTTAACTTTTCCAAGAAGATGTGCGAATGGGCCGTTTCAAAAATGAAGACTAAAAGCGGGAAAATAACGCCGATGACGAAAGAGGACGTAGAGGCATTGTTGAAGAAATACGGAGTAACCCTTGAAAAAGACAATGGTTATAACGCCGTATATGTGGCGAACATGTGCCGTGCCGGTTACTACGGCTCTTCGATCCCCAACGAGCAATACCACGCCTTATTCATCAAAGACTTTATCGACGACCCGAACGGCAGCGAAGAAAAAGCGTTCCGACATTTCTTTGCCGATTGCATGGATAAGGGAATTGTCATCAACTGGGGAGACCTTATGTAAGATGATAAGACAACAGTTTCACATAGCGGAACTTGATTGGCAGGTGTATGTCTATTATTCCGTAGACAGATACTATGCCGAAGAGATATTGAGAAGAATGAGGCGCATAGGTTGTAGCGAAAAGATGCTCGAAGAAGCCGGCGCAAATATGAAATCGGGTCGCATGGACACGGGTGTAACCTACTCCAACTACCTCTATCGTACAACCGTCATGGTGATAGGCAGGGCTTCCAGCGACCGCCAATTCTTCAACTCCTTCATGCATGAGATGCGGCACATGGAAGACGACCTCGGAAATATGAACGGAATTGAACACGACGGCGAGGAAATCGCCTATCTGAGCGGCCATATAGCCGAACAAGTATTCGATTATGTGAAACTGTTTCTTTGCGACTGCGATTGCTGCAAAGAAGAAATAAAGAAAAGAATCGGTTATGAAACGGGGTAGGATTATAACCATAACAGAAACCGGCCTTAGCATTATGCTGTGGGCAGTATTAAGACTGGCCCGTATCATCATGATCATATATTTGTCGAATCCATAATAAGTAGCACAATGAGGAAAAAACAGGTATCCGCAGCGATGAAGAGTCGCACGCCGATCAACCGGCTTTATGGGCTTATACCCAAAGATAAGAAATCAGAATTTCAACGTTTCGCCCGGTGCTTCGGCATCACCCCGGACGACATAAAAAGGATTCTTGACGATGAAAAATGCTAACTTGGACCGGCTCATCGAACAAATGGACGATTTGTGCTATGCAGACTTCTGTCTGCTATTGTCCTTTGGGTTGAGACTTTATGAATGAACAATTTATAAAATAATTATTCATATCTATTGATGTAAATATTGGGTAGCCTAACAAGTTTAGGTCGCCACATATATTTATTTATCATGTTGTTTTTTGTCTCTTCAACAGATTATCATAATTCTTTATTTAAAATAGTTTGTCCAAGCGAATTTTTTACGGCTACAAATGTATTTCTTATTGCTTTCATTACAGTACGCTTCTTTTTCGAATGAAATGTTTCTGTATGCATTACCTTGAAGGAAAAGCCGAAATATCCATTCAAGTATGTACCATAGGTAAAATCCTATATACAGTAATTCTTTCATTTGTAATGTGTGTATATATTCGTGCTGAATATTTCTTTCAGATAAAGTCTCTCCTTTTCGTGTAAAAAGTACACCAAATAGATTTATACATTTGAAACCTTTGAGAGGAATGATCGTATTGTATATTATTTTCATTATATATTAATCTCTTAGTGAAAAATTTAATGTTTTTTTGAGTTTTAGTATTTTTCGACGACGGTCGGCGAGGATTCTGGGGAATAGTGTTTCGGCGATGCGGGGGTAATGCGAGAGTATTTGTCCGATTTCCCGCTCGTATCGTGCTATTTGCGATTTGATGTGTGTGGTGTTCATAGTGTTGTTGGTTGGAAATAAAACTCCCGGCTGCTGGTGTGCGGCCGGGAGGTGTGGTATATTGCTTGCAATAGTTATGTAAGCTCGTTATTGAAACAAACCGGGTTTATTGGGAGCTAAGTTGGATAGCATATTGTCTACTTTCCGTTCCAGTTCCTTTGATTTTGCAAGGGACACTCTGTCCCTTGTCTTGAAATACTCCTTTTGGGCATTTCTCATTTCCTGTATTGTCTTAATAAATTCTTCTATCATTTCAATTTTATTTATAGGGTATATTTGACTTTTCAATTATTGCTTACAATTAAATCCTTTTCGGTGATATGAAAAAAGCGACGTTCCCAACGAGGTGGGGGCATCGCTTTGTGCGTACCGGGTATCCGATGTTTTTAGATGGTGGACAAGAAAGATGACAGGCTTCCCATGTCTTCGCATACTTTTATTTCGGAGGTTTCATGTTTGAATACTCTTTTTGACAGCCGTCCTTGAACGACAGTCTTGTACATGGAGCTTACAAAGTCAACCATACCGTCTAACGATATGTTCTTATGATCGCTCTGTAAGTTATACAGTTCATCGGCGAACGAGCGGGATATAAAGGTTACGCCCGTAAAATCAAGGGTGATGTTCTCATCTATCCCGTCAATGGCGGATTTGATGATTTCCACGTTGGCTCTTGAACGTATATCATTGCTGATTAGTTTTACTATTTTTATTTCCACGTTCATATTTTTACGTTTTATCGGGTGTATTTGCTATAATCAAAGTCCGCAGGGACTTGGATAGGTATTCTCATCAAGATAATTGTTCTGTCCCAGTTGATACTTGGGGAGGTTTTACATTTTTATATTGTAAACCTCGACATAATCGTTTATGTATTTCTTGATTCTTTCTATTTGGACTTTTGTTATATTCTTGAAGATCATTGCTTTTTTTAATTTTTCAGCACCAAAGTCCTGCATGATGCACCCAAAAGAAGTGGTCATAAACATGGTAGGTATGGAATCGACACCTGTCATATCTATTTGCAAGGTATCAGCATTTTGTACCGCTTCTCGCAGAATGGCACAAAAATCTGTTCCGGCTTCTGGGTATGGCTTGCTTTTTAGAATGTCGTTTAAAATAACCTGTCTCATATTTATCTTCTTTAAAATGTGTATTCTTCATTTATTTCAGTCTCTTCAAAACTGGAAATAGGAAGATCGAAATAAATCAATGTTCCTTTTAAATGGAACGGAATATCGTATATTTTTGTTTCAACCACTCCCTTATTTTTTGCACAAAGCAGAAGTGCATTATTGCTGACTATTCGTAAAACGGAATCGTCATCTGCTATCGCAGAAACTACGGTATCTAATCCAAATCCTGCATTATGTGTATTACTTCTTGATGTTATACCTCTTTTTAAAGACATAAGTAATGCGTTCTTGTCGTCTCTAATATCTGGGTATGCTTTTCTTACGGTTTTTGCAATTCCTTTTCCAAAATCACAAATAGCTATATGAATTATTTCTTCTGACTCATCATAATGAATATATGAAAAAGCCACCCCTTTTGCCTCTGCATGGTCGAAAATATTAAAGTATAGTTCCGTCAGACAAGATTTCAGCATGAAAAAATCTGTATTTGGAAATTTTTCAGAGAAATAGCGGTGAACGCTTATTTCATATTCTTCTGCTTTGCCTTCTACTACCCGCCATAAGTTAAGCCTCGCAGGGTCCGGAGAATCTATATGGTCATATTTTCCACCACTCCAATATTTTGTAATATTTACATCTTCAAGAATGAATTTCCTCATTACGGGGTCTTCGATTTGAAGATATATAAGATACCCCTTTTGCTTGGCAGATTCAATAAAACAGGACAGCGTAACAATATGGAAAGGGAAGAATTTATTTTTCTCTACATTTTTCCCAAAACGGATTTCTATGCACTCCCCCTTTATCCTTGCGTTTTCCATATTGCTATTCCATGAAGAGATTTTACTGATCCAATCCATTTTATCGCAATTTTGGAATAGATATGTGTATTTGAAATACTGCATTTGTTAAAGAGAAATCTTTTTACAAATAAAGCAATAAAATCACTTTTGCACAACAAATACATAATAATAATTTTTCATGCACAAGATTTGTTTTGATTGTTTTCATCCTCTAAAATCTTTTTTTTGTTTAAGCATTGATGTATCTTTTGTTTTAATGGGTTTATTTTATATCGACGAAATCGTAATAGTGAATGGTTTCGTTGTCGAGGTTTGCGGCGTGCTGGGCTTTGTAGTATTTGTATTTTCTGACCCAAAGGCGGGGAATGATACAGCCCGTTCCGCCGTGCCGGTTCTGCTCACCCAGACGTTTCGGACAATGCGGGTTGCGGGTTTTGTTCCACGACCGCTTGTCGCACACATAGAGGCAGTGCGGAAATTCTTTTGTGAGGAATACCCGTTTGAGCCGATCGAGGTCGTCGGAGGCTATCTTACGGCCTCCCATGACGTTTTCGAGGACGATGCGGTAGTAACAATCTCTCTCTTCGAGCAGAGCGACAATCTCCGGAACATAGGCTTTATACTCGACAAGGCCGTGGCAGGGTATGTGTATGCCTTCTTTGCCGAAGCGTACACGCAGGTCGAATGCGCGTGCGCCACAAGCTATTTGTTGTTCAATGGTCGTCCTCTGGCATCGGGCGAAGGGTTGTAAAATGTGCATATACCACCGGCGGACGGGGTATGCAGTGAATGTGTTGTGTGATCCGTACATGGTTTTGTTATTTTTTGTATCGTCGTACATTTGTACGTTGGTTAATAATTAGCAGTAGCAGTATTCGACAATCCAATACCTACTGCCTTTTAAGGGTAAAAGCATATATCCGTGAAAACTGTCTTCAAATAATGTTTCTTGCCAAACAAGATTGTGCGAGCCGGAAGGCATTTTATCTTGAAGCATGAATCTCTTGTATCTAAAAGCCGGGTATTCTTTTAAAGAATCTTCTGTCAGCTTGTAAAATTCATGGGAAGGATATTTCCAGCTTTTATATTGGTGATCTCTTTCTATATCACAATAGCCTATATGGCACAATGTGTCGGCTTCTAATATTTCTTCGATTTCGTCAAAGGGATAATCAATATTGTTTTTGAAGTACTCCAAAGCCGTTTGATATTCTTTGAATCGTTTATTCTCGTATTCTGCTATTTCATTGTAGATTTCTTGTATTTTTTTCTTCTTCATGTGTTGTTCTATTTTACAAGTTCAAAATCGTAGACAAAAACATAGGGATTATCCCCCCATGTCCCTTTCCCGGATATTTTGTCTATGAGAAAAGCAAATGCCTTCTGTCCTGTATGGAAATGCTTATAGCAATATTCATTTACGCCTGTGCCATAGCCAAAATTTTTCCCTTTAAACACAAATCGTTTTGCCGGACATGTTACAACCCAATCCTCCGGAGGATGCCTATATATTCGTCTTTCAATGCCTTCTTTTTCACAATCATCATCGCTTATGTTTTGCAATTCTTCAACGCGTACATTTGTAATGCGGATTTGGTGGGGCATTTCTTCTGGCGACACAAACATTTTATTTTTAAAACCGGGGTGGTCGGCACAGCAATACCAACTCGCCATATCAACGTTTTTCTCAAAATGCTCCGCACAAGAAGCATTTTGAGGGTCTTCAAGTTCTGATGCTATTTGAAGATAGCTTTGCGCTATGGCTACTATCTCGCCGACCTTGTATTTAGGTCGGTTTTCTTTTGGAAGTTCGTAAATTTTACCTTTATATTTAAACAACCACGCTCCTTCATATAGAAATATTTCCTCTGCATAAACCTCTTTTAGTTTATTTTCTCCCGAAATTTCATGTAATGTAAGAGTAACTTTTCTTCTCGTCTGAGTCTTTCTTCCTTCTAACACGGCTCTCGTTAAGCCGTAATGATCGTTGAACATTATCTTTTTCATAGTGATTATTTTTTTCGTTTTCCGTCGCCCGTCGGGGCGGGATTAAATGAATATGCGGTGTTGTATTCTACTGAGGACGATGTCGGTGGCTTTTTGGTAGAAGTCCTTTTTTATCTCGAAGCCGTATGCCCGGCGTCCGCAGTTTGCGGCGGCAAGCAAGGTTGTTCCGCTACCGGCGCAGGGGTCGATGACGACATCTGAGGGGTCGGTGAATATCTCGATGAGACGGGCAAGCAGGGGGACGGGTTTCTGGCATGGGTGTATCTTGGGTGTCGCGGGGTCTCTGGGGAAGTCGAAACAGTTAAAGATCATCGCCCCGTCGTTGTTGAACTTGGGGAGTTTGTCACGGTACAACAACACCCCATATTCGCAATTGCCAACGATTTTCATGTTCGCTTTCAGAACTTGTGCGGAAAAGTTCTTTCGGAACACAAGATTGATATAATGGTTAAATCCATATCGCTTGCCAAGTTCTATGTATTTGAATTGTTGTTCAAACTCACAAAAAACTATCATGCAAGGGGCTTTCCCCGGCTGTTTAGGCTCTTTTATAAGCATTTGCGAACAAAAGTGCATAAATTCAGCCGGGCGAAAATCCTTATCCGTGTCGAAAAACTCTTTTCCCGCCTTTTCCGATTCTCCGTTTTTGTTATCCCCATCAACATACCATGCCGGATTGCTTGCATAAGCATTCACGCCCAAGTTATATGGCGGGTCGGCAATGATTAGTTGCGCCTTGGGGATTCCATAAACTTTGAAGTTTTGGAAATGGTCGTTGAATAGTTCTATATTTTTCATTGCTTGTTAGTTACAATGTCAAACACCGCCTTTGTCAAGTTAATGTCATACAAGGCATTGTGCAATGATTCACTTTCAACATCAACACCAAGCGTTTTGGCGACCGTTGATAACTTGAAATTCTCCATGTCGGGGCGGCGTGTCGCAAGGTATGCGGACGCAAGCACCATCACATCAATTGTGTTCGACCAAAACCAAGAACCAAAGTATTGGTCGCCGTTCTGCAAGAAGAATCCACGCAAAAATTGATTGTCGAAAGCCGCATTGTTATAACCGACCAAGAAGAACTTGTCTTTATTGTTGTACTTATCGACATACTTTTCAAGCATCGCAACAAATTCGGAATATACTTATCGCATTGGCGGGTATGCCAACACTTGTTCACGTGTTACCCCTGCAACTTTCAAGGCTTCATCTTCGATTATCGCCCTTGGGTTTGGTTGAACGTGAAAGTCGAATTGTTCTTTGGAAACACCATCAATCACGATTTCACCCGATATTTGATGGATTCCATTCTTGCCGGGATTTACCCCGGTCGTTTCAAGGTCAAAAAATAATAGTTTCATTTTAGTATGTGTTATTTATTAAACAAATTCAATTGTTGCTTCTCTGACTTGATTTGAATTACTCGCTTAATCTCATTGTCGATTTCAGCTTCAAGCCTTTTAGACTTCTCCAATGCCGACTTTGTGCGATATTTGAAATACTCCTTTTGAGCATCACGCATATCCTTTACTTTGTAAAAGAATTGTTCGGGATTCATGTTGTCTTGTTTTATAGTAATACACAAATTCTTAAATTTTCGATAACCATTGTTCCCATATCCGGCTTGCCACTTGTGCCATCATTACGGGCGGCACGGACATTCCGCACACATAATGGGGTTTATTACCCGCAAAATTGTAGTCTTGTGGAAATGTTGCAATTGTCGTCACTTCTTGGGTCGAAAGATAAAACGGTTTATCATAATGCACCGTTGAATCTTCTTTTCCCGCAAGAGTATTGCACACACGGTCAAGGAATGCAAATTGCGTGTTGAATGTCAATCGCCGTCCATAAAGCCTTGTTGTTACATCACCAAAATCATCATCGGTCGGCAATCTTGATTCCCATCTTTTCCGCATCTCCTTTGATTTTATTTCACGACCAACGCCCGCAACGACATCGGAAAACATAATTGGTGCTTCTTTGAAGTCAAGGTCTAATTTCGGCACATCATTGAAAAGGCTTTGCATCACCAAAAATGGGGTTGCAAGGTCTTTCCGTAAACAGATAAAGAAAACCCGTTCACGCCGTTGCGGAACACCCATCTTTTGTGCATCAAGCAACCAATGTTGGCAATAATATCCGGCATCCTCGAAGCCCTCGTATATCCGTCTTACATAATCCTTGGCTTCACCAAGCAACAACCCCTTGACATTTTCGGCGACAACGACTTTGGGTTGCAGCTTCTTTGCAAGGTCTATGAAGTCGAAAAACAAGGTGTCTAAAACTTGTTCGGCTTGCCCCTCTCTAAACTTCTTCATTTTGCCCCAACTTTTTTCACGCCCGCAATTCACACCAGCCATCGAAAATGTAGAACAAGGCGGCGACCCGTCCAAAATGTCAAGATTGTACAATTCGGGCGGTAAATCCGTTCTATCCTTGAATGTCTGTATCGGTTCAAGGAAAGGGAACTTGGGGTTGTGGTTCTGACAATATGCGTACATCATGCGGTGGTCTATCTCATTGCACCCGATTACATCGAACCCGGCAAGTTTGTAACCCATAGAACTGCCCCCCCCACAAGCAAAACATGAAAAGACCGCCCCTTTGTCTTTGGTGAAGTGGGCATCTTTCAAAGTCCAACGATAATCGAATTTATGCGGTTTCATTTGTTTTATTCAATATATTGTTTACCCTTGTCGCCATATCCCGGAATTGCGGATTGTACTTGAAATCATCATCATACTTCCGCAATAAATGAAGCATCGAAGAATGGTCACGGCGAACATACTTGGCTATCTGTGTCAGCTTCATTTTTCGCTTGCGGCAATGATACACGAATATCATCCGGGCAAACACCCCGTCACGCTTGCGCGACTTGGTGATATATTGATTGAAGCGTAACCCCGTCACTTCATGGATTGCATTTTGTATGCGCAAGATTGCCTTGTATTCATCATTTAGAATGATTATGTTTGATTCAAACAATACATCCTTGCCCGTGCGGTTGGCAAAATCAAATTCTATTGAAGCCCCGGTTGAAGTAGTCCAATTATCCATCATGTAGATTGCATCACACGAATGCAGCATTTCAATATCCTTGCATAAATGCTTTATCCATTCTTCATGGGTCGCAAGACCATTCTTTAACGGGTTTATCACTTCAAAGCCAAGTTCCGTCAATAAGGCTTCCGCATCTTCAAACCTTTGTTCGGCTTCCTTATAAGGCAAGCCGCTTATCTTTCCTGAAATGTATATCCTCATGGCTGCAAGTTCTTTTGATGGTTATGCAAAAACTTATTAACGAAATACACTTGACCCTTGCCCGTTACCTTGGTCGTGTTGGATATAAGAGTGTCGCCGTTTGGCTTCTGAATGGTTGTCTTCTTTATCTCGAACAAGCCCATTTCCATTGCCTTTTGGGTCGGTTGATTATACCTTTCACCATATTGGCACAAATAACCGTTGTCACGCATCCATTGGAAAAGCCGCTTTTCGCCCGTCTGAACACCGTTTTGGCATATTATCTTGGCAAGTTCACCGATAAGCACGGATTGTTTGGCGGTTTCAACCGCTTGTGAGAATAGGACACGGGGCGCATCGGCTTCAATCTGCTTTTGTTGCCGCTCGATTTGTTCCGCCTGTGCCGCTGCAAGGCGTAATGCTTCTGAAAAAGTTTGAGGGATTGCCGGATATTGCGGTTTGACTTGTTGAAATGCCTTTTCCATCTTGGAGAACATATCAATAAAAGCCATCTTGAATTGATTTGCCTTTTCTCCATTCCAACGCATAACCAATGCGCAAAAGCCCTCTTTTGTCATTAAGAAAATAGGTTGTTGTTTACCTTGCGAATCATAGTAGGTTGATTCACAAAAAGTTTGGCGGTTGGCTAACAAGTTAGCCGACATCATAATGTCACGGATAGACCTTATCACATTTTTGTGTTGCCGCCCGTTCACCTGTGCGAATGTTTCCACCTCTATTGTTTCGGGCTGCATACCCTTGAAGATGGGCATTTGGATGGTGAATGATTCCGGCAAGTTGGAATTGACCACTTGGGCGAAATTGTCCGTGCGGTTGCCGTTTTCCTTGACCGCCCTTTCAATCTTGTTATTCACATCGGCGGTGAAGTTCATCAGGCTTGAAACCAGCTTCATGTTTTCGTTGTCGGTGTCGAAGAATGCCCGCCCGGCCTTGTCGCTTTCTCCTTTCTTGTTGTCGCCGTCGACGTACCATGAGGGGTTGCTGGCATAGGCGTTTACTCCAAGATTATAGGGTGGATCGGCGATGATAAGCTGCGCCTTTGGTATACCGTAGGATTTGAAATTCTGAAAATGATCATTGATGAGTTGTATGTTTTTCATATCGCTTTTCGTTTTTCTTTTGCGCGCTCAGTGTAGATGATGTTGCGGACGTTCAGGGCGACGAGGTCGGCCAGATCGCCGAAGGTGGCGGAGAACTCGTCGTCATGGAATGCGTCGACGTTGCGGACGATGTTGTTGGAGAGGCGGGCTATCTGCTTTACGTCCTCCATGAGAAGCAGCCGTGCCGAGGGGTCGGCCCGGTGTATGATTTCTTGCAGGTCGACGGCGGCGGATTGCAGGAGGTCGGCATATAGCATGACCCCGGTACAAAGGTCGGTGGCTTTTTGTTTTTCTTCGGGGGTGAACGAGCCGAACAAGTCTCTAACGGCTACTTGCTGCTCGGTTTCGCTCAAAGCGGAGAGACGGGTGATTTCCTGCATGACTTTCAGTGCTTTGACGTGATTTCCGGAACGAACAAAACAGTCGTACTTCCGGCGGAGAGTTTCTATACTTTTCATATAAAAAGATAAGAATAGGCCTCTATTCATTGAGGCCCATTCGTTTTAATACTATTCTATTACTTCCCAATCTTCTGCGAAAACATCACTTATGGAAGGTACCCACGAATCAGCACGTCCAGTATTCTCATTGTAGATAAGACACTGACTCGTGTAATCAATGAAACCCTTTCCTTTCAAGATAAGGTCTTTGGCTGACTGCGGAAGCGATTGCATCTTTGGAATCATCTCGCTTTCAATATGTGCTGGAACTTGTTTGATAACGAATAGCCCTTTCCCGTTCCAACCACTTCTACGGATAGCAAGACCAAATTTTAACGCCTGTATAGCAATTCCGAAAGACATACGTGGAAAAGTAGTAATTTCTTTCTCCCCACTTGCGATACCCATCCTTTGTTCGAGTATTGCAGCGTATCTTCCCATAATTTCACGTTGCAACCAAAGCAAGAAAGCCGGGTAATCTTCTTTTATAACCACACGAAATTTGTCTGAATCTACAAATGTTGCGCATTTTTCAAATTTGTCGAACAAATCATCGTGTTCAATATGCAAGCGGTCTAAGAATGTTTCTGAGCATTTGTACGCTTCCTCAAACGCTTCTTTTGGTGACCAACTCTCATATCCATCTTTGTACTTTACGAGGTAGCCCTCTTCATCTTCTGCGTGTATTTTCCCGTCTTTTTCATACGGATTACGTCCACTCTTTTTAATGTACTCGCCTAATGTCATAGGCATAGCTTCAACTTGTTTTGTTCCAATATATTTTTTCATTTGTAAATGGGTTTTATAACGCCGCCCAAGGCTTTTATAACTTCTCTATTTCTTGTTTGATGTTTACTTCTGTACCTTCTTTAATACTTACTTTGCAAAAATCCCATGATTTTATTAGCTTTGCTTTCATTCTTCACCTCCTTTCAGTAGTGATGGGTTGTCGTGGACGTTGCCTACGACTTCAAGATGACTATTGTTAGTCAAATTAAAGATTCGTTCTTCATTCTCTAAACGAAATCCTCCATTTTTGAAATGGACTTCAAAGTGGTCATATCCCGAGAAATTCTTATCTCCTAAAAATTTGCCATATTCCTTTGTCTTGACTATATCTCCCTCGTAAATCTCTTTGCCGATCTTGTCTTTCTGTCCTGTAAATTGACCTACGGTATCTGTCTTGATAGGATAGGCTATATTCTCATCGTTCCAATCGATGATATGCCATTCACCCCACATTTTGACCAAAAGGCCAATCACCCATTCACCATTATCAATACGCTTTCCTCTGAATTTTATTTCTCGTTTCATTTCTTGTCTCCTTTCCTGTTTTATTTGCTATCTGCGGGTAATAAATCTTCGATGTACGTCCAGCGGATTATTTTATCTAAGAATGCCATTTCAATACCCCAATATTTTAGTTGGGCAGGTTTAAAGGCTTTCAACCTATAATAGACATAATTACCGTACTTATTAAAAAATTCGACAAGTACTCTTTTATTCACTTCCGGGCGTTCGCTTGCATCATGCCACACGGAATTGATGCGCCATTGTGCGCCGGCCTCGAATGCACACTCATACACTGTACGGCCCGTAACATCTGCGGCTATTTTGATGTTATATCCCGCCCTTGTTGAACTTTCTCTTGCCGCCTTTTCTATTTGTTCTTGTGTCATGATCTTATTTATTTGACTATTTCTGAAATCTCTTGTTCATCGATTACATCTCCGACTTTATAACAACATGCTTCACCTTCGGTATCAAATTTTTTTATACAACCTCTTTCTCTTTTCGGTATTCCGTTATCGTCCCAAATACAGTCATAGAACAGATACCATTTGCCATCTTCTTTACGGTTGAACACAGATTTGATTTCTGCTATATAAGCATATATCTTTCTGGTCATAATATGACATATAAATTCGTCCATGTTTTGTGTTTTTTATTTGTTTTGAATGATTGCTTTGAATATCTCGTATGCGACCTGCGGTACTATGGCGTTCCCGTAGGCTTTGATTGATTCCTGCCGCCATTTTGAAAAGGTAATTCCGTCCATAGGTATGGGAAACCCATCATCTCTTGAACAAACAGGGGATTGAGTTGGGAACTTTCCCCACTGGGATTGTACCGCTTCGCTATTTCGTCCGTCAGATTGAACTTCCCCCGATCTTTGCTCGTATTTCCTCTTGATTCCTGTGCTTTGGGTGTGGGCAGAAGTTTTAATGACATGAACCCCGTCTTTCCGTTCTTTCCGCATATTTTCAGACCCTGTGTCTGTACGGTGGGCAACAAACCAAACCCTGTCCCTGCGGTGCGGTGCTCCGACGGCACAAGCCGGAATAACAAACGGCCGGACGGAATATCCCTCACGTTCGAGGTCTGTACAGACAGTTTCGACGACATACTGCCGGTGTATTTCCTCGTCTGTGTAATCCTCTCCGAAAAGAGAGGTTGAACGACCCACTTCAACCTCCTTACTGGGCTGTACCATCGTGAGGATTCCAGCAACGTTTTCGCCAACGACCCAAGCGGGCCGGATTTCCCGGATCGCTCTAAGCATTTGCGGCCAGAGGTAGCGGTCATCTTCCGCTCCTTTTCGCTGTCCTGCGAGGGAAAAGGGTTGGCAGGGAAATCCACCCGAGAGTATGTCGATTTTTCCTCGCCACGGGGTGAAATCGGTTTTTGTGATGTCGGTGTAATGTCCTGCATCGGGGAAATGGTATTTGAGTATTCTTTCGCAAAAGGGGTTTATCTCGCAATGGAAGGCGTTACGGAATCCGAGCCATTCGGCGGCAAGGTCGAAGCCTCCTATGCCGCTGAACAAGGAGGCGTGTACGGGCGGGTTATTCATGGGAGGTTGATTTTAAATGAAAAGTCCGAGCTCTTTTTTCAGACGCTCTTTTGCCAATTCCACAAAACGGGGATTCAGTTCCGTTCCGATGAAATTTCTTCCGAGTTTCCTTGCCACGACAGCAGTCGTTCCGCTTCCCATGAACGGGTCAAGTACGATTCCGTCTTCGGGGCAGCCGGCTTTGATGCAGGGTTCGACAAGTTGTTCGGGGAAGACGGCGAAGTGCGCACCTTTGAACGGCTTGGCAGAGATCGTCCAAACGGATCGTTTGTTTTTCGTCGTATAATTGTTCCGGAGCAATCCTTTCATGGGAGTACGACCGGGCGTGTTGTTCAGCTTGGTTGTTTTGCGGTCTCGGACGATATCGTCGAACGTGGAGGCCGGCTCCGCTATGGAACGGCAGTCGAAATAATACCGTTTGCTTTTGCTCAGCAGGAAGATGTATTCGTGCGATTTGGTGCATCTGTCCTTTACGCTTTCGGGCATTACGGAGGGTTTGTGCCAGATAATGTCCTGTCTTAGATACCAGCCTTCGGAACGTAGAGCGAATGCCAGCAGCCACGGAATACCGATAAGGTCTTTTTCTTTGAGTCCCTTACATTCAAGTCCGAAATTGGCCGGTCTGGTCGGTTGGTTTCTGAAACCTGCATAGTCGCTGCCGCAATATTTTCTTTTGGAATTTCCTTTATAACCGTTATACGAATCTCCGATATTCAGCCACAATGTGCCTTCGGGTTTGAGTATTCTGCGGACATGTCTGAATACTTCGGTCAGCTTGGCAATGTATTCTTCGGGTGTTTTTTCAAGTCCTATCTGCCCTTCTACTCCGTAATCGCGAAGTCCGAAGTAGGGTGGAGATGTAACACAGCAGTCTATTGAGTTATCGGGAAGTCCTTTGAGTGCGTCGATAACATCGGAGTTTATGATTTCATTCGTTTTCATGGGAGTGTGGTGTTTGATGCCGTTATTCGCAAAGGCCATAGTAACTCATGCAGCTTGTGGCGACATCGTTGTCTTCGAATAGCGTTCCTCTTGCGCGTTTCGCTTGTACATAGCGAACGACATCGCCTATCTGCGGATATTCGCCATTGTAATATTTCGCCGGTATTTTATCCGGATCAAAGAAGCTGCTGTTGAATTGTTGTTCGAGATCCGCTATATAACTTATGCGTTCCGGGTCTTGGACGATGATGTTGTAGATGTCTTGCTGCGATGCCATGATGCACGGGTAGCACCCTACGCGCTTGTAACCCATGCGGTAGAGCGGGTTGGGCTGCAAACCGTTTTCAAGGATATAGTCTATCACTTGCCCGGCCGACCAATCGAACACGGGGCGCAAAAGGTCGTCGGCATGGTTTGCCCGGAATGCCAACACGTCTTTACGACGGTAGGTATGGTATTTGTCCTTGCCGTTCTTGTCCTTGCCGTAGGGCTGCACGTAATATTTGAAATAGGTACATTGCTTACTCATCTCTGCCCGTTTGGCACTCTCTGCCGCGCGTATGCCCTGTATCATCAGAATGTCATCGTCTACTTCGTCGAGTATGTAGTCAATCATGGGGATTGTTTTCAACTCCGATGTGCAGAACCGTCGTTGTGAAGACGGCCAGCGGGTTTTCTTCCTTGCCAAGTCCACCATGCCGTCAAACTTTTTGGATTTAAGCATGACGAGGTTCAAGCCGAGCCGGTCGCGTATTTCTTCGATGTATTTGTAGGTAAGCGGGTGTTCCCAGCCTGTATCGCAAAAGACGGTGATGAAATCTTTCGTGAGATTGTTTCGCACCCAAAGCAGCGATGCGAGGCTGTCTTTGCCGCCGCTGAATGTTACTATCGCTTTCATTGTCGTATTTTATTTTCGGTTGATTGTGGCTGTGCCGTTTTCTATTTTATGTATTAGCAGGCGGGCTGCCATGCGGGCGTACCGCCGTGAGGTTACGCCTTCTTTCTCCCGCAACTCGTCGAAGATTTCTTTTTGACATGTTTTGTCAAAACGGGCGTTCGTCGGAGGTTGCGGGTACGGGGTATCGGAATGTGTCGTCATAAATGCGTGTAAGGCTTTCGTTGTGCCGGAATTCGATGATCCCGACACGACCGTTGCGGTTCTTGGACAATATCAGTTCGCCTTTGTTTTCTCCGGCGTTTTCGCTCCGGCAAATGAACAGTACTATGTCGGCGTCCTGCTCGATGGCACCGGATTCGCGCAGGTCGGAGAGCATCGGCCGCCGCATACCTCCTTCGGCGGCCCTTGTCTCGACTGAGCGGTTGAGCTGGGAAAGCAGTATGACGGGAATGTTGAGTTCTTTGGCGATGATCTTTGCCATGCGTGAAGCGGCGGCTACCTCCTGCTCCCGGTTGTAATGGCCGTTGTCGGTGCGCATGTCGACCAATTGGAGGTAGTCGATGAACAAAGCCCCGCATTTTCCCTGCCGGTGCAACCTCATGGCCTTGTTCCTGATTTTACGCATGGAGAGTATGGCGGTGTCGACAATCGTTATCGGTAAGGAGGAAATGAGGTCGCCTGCCTGCTCGAGCCGAAGGGTTTCTTCGGTGTAAAGTATGCCGCGCTTGAAGCGGTCGGCGTTGATGTCGGAGAGTCCGACAAAGAGGCGTTCGGCCAATGACCGGGCTGTCATTTCGAGACTGAACAGGGCTACGGGGATTCCGGCCTTTGCTGCGGAGATTGCGAAGTGAAGCATCATGGCGGTCTTTCCCACGCCGGGACGTGCGGCGAGTATGGCGAGGTCGCCGGGCTGCCAGCCTCCGGTGGCTTCATCGAGTTTGTGAAGCCCAGTCGTTATGCCGGAGGTTTCTCCTCTTGCTGCGGCTTCGACCCGTCCGCTATATGCCTTGTAGACCTCATTGCATATTTCGTGTATAGGCTTCGACCCGTCTCCGGGGTCAAGCCCGGAAGATATGGAATCTACGGTCTTTCCCGTCTCTTCGAGCAGGTCGGCTATGTCGATGGTCTTGTCGGAGGCCGATTCGAGAAGGGGGTGCATACGGGAGAGGTATAGCCGGCGCACGTATGATTCTTTGATATAAAGGGCGTGCCGGATAATGTTCGCCGACGAAGCGACACAGCCGAGCAGTTCAGTTATGAAAAGGGCGTAGTCGTCGTAAGACAATCCTTTTTTCTGTGTTTCTTCCAGAATGGTGATCATATCGACTTTTACCGACCGGTCGTAAAGGGATATGGCCGCAGCGTAGAGGTTGGCGCACTTGGGATTCCCGAACATCTCGGGTGTGAGTATGTCGGCCACCTCGTATATGGCTTGACTTTCGAGTATTATCGCCCCGCAGACGGCTTCTTCGGCTTCTTTGTCGTAGAGGCTGTCATAACGGATTGTAATATCGCGGCCGGGGTTCTTCTTTTGTTCCATTTTCGAGGGTGCTTTTCTTTATTCTCGCCCAGTTGACAAAGTGCTTCCGGTACTCCGTGAAATAATTCCGGGTATTTCCGGCGGCCGTCTGTATGGCGATGTAATCATCGATCCACTTTTCGAGCGTGGCGGTATCGTCTCCCAGCCCCAATCCGCGCCGGAGTTCCTCGTTTATGGCGTTTGACATGGGATTCCCGGTTATACGCCGGCGGAACTCGTCGAGGGTGATATGTCCCGTTGTTACCGGTTCGGGTGGTTTAGGGGGAAGCGTTTCTTCCTCGTCGTCTTGTAAGGGGGGAATATATAAGGGGGGATATATATCCTTTTCTTTACTTTTCTTGTTACCGTTTTGGGGTAGGTTTGTTATAACATTGTTACCGTTTTCGGAGGGTTTTGTTACATCTTCGCCTTTTTCATACCGTTTTCTCATTCCTTCTCGCCCGGCTTCTGCCCGTTTCCTCGATTTCTCGTCCTTGACGGCCATCCTTTCATTGAAGCTCTCGGAGTAGAAGTAGTTCCCGTCGGGGGTAACGACAAATAACCCGAAATCTTCGACTACGGACTTTACGAGGGAGGCATCGACACGAAGGTCAAAGGCTATCATGTTGTAATCTCTGACACTCATGTATGTGGCTTCTTCCCTAAGCCGTTCAAGAATCATGAAATATACCCCGTATCCGGCGGCCTTATGCACCATACGCAACCGGATCATCTTGTCGGAGTTGCGTGCGTTGCTGTCGTGCGGGAAATAGTTCGGGGTGTTATTTTTCTTTGGCATTTGTTGTGTGCGTGTGTTTAAGTTTTCCGGCGTAGCTGTTTACGGTCTCGATGTAATCGATGATTCCTTGCTTGTACAGGGTCCTCAATGTGGCGGAGACTTCTTTCTGCACCTCGGCCATGATCTCGGCACGGGTGGCGACGGCGGGAAAGATGCCCCGCTGCCGCTTGTCGGCGGTGATGCGGCGTATGGTCTCGATAATGGTTTCTCGCATGGCATGATTATAGGGCAAGGTATTTTTCTATGGTGGTGATGAAATCGTCGAGTGAGCGGCACAGGGCATATTTGTACCCGGCCCGTTCGACGGCGCGTTGCCACGCTTTCTGTACTTCGGACTGCCGGCCTTTCGGGGTCTTCATCTCGACGCAGAGGGCGTGGTATTTCCCGGAGGGGTAGAGCAGCAGGAGGTCGGAGACTCCGGGTACCACTCCCTCGTCTTTGAGCTTCTTCCCGGTGATGCCGTCCCGGCGTCCGCCGTTGGGGACTGCGAAAAGCAGCCCCCGCAATGCGTGGTATTGGAGGCAGAACCAGCTCACGCAGCCGCATTGCAGCCTATGTTCTTCGTCCCGGGGAGGGCGGCGCGACTTTTTCTTCTTTTGTTCTTGCAGGTACTCTTCGTAGGTCATTGAGGTAGCGGGTTATTTCGGTTTTGTGCCGGAGATATTTTTCTCTTTGGTTGCGGTGCCTGATACTGTCGGGAGGTATCGAGCTGATGCGTTCATCTATCAGAGTGATTACCTCCCGCAGTGTCGAGGCTTTGATGCGCGGTTTCATTTTCCGGTACTTGTTTTACGGGTTTTCTTCGGGGTGGTGGAAGTCTTGTTTCCTGCCACCTGCATAGCCCTTATTTTATCGACCAGACCGGCGATTTCTTTTTCTCGTTCTTCTATTTCTTTCATACAGCGTTTCAACAGTCGGGCGTAGAGCATGGATATGGCGATGACGGCGAGTATGAGGACGAGAATTGAAATATTGGATAATAGTGTCATTGTGGTTGTGTTTTATGGGTTGTTTGCTTTTCGATGTTAATTGCCGTTTCTTCCGGATAGAAGATTTTGTTTTCAGAAATTAATCGGTAAACGGCATTGTCTTTTAGTTTACATTCGATAATGTAATAAGAATAAATATAGGCATTACCGGTTGCTCTCACAGTGGCATTGTCGTATGCTCTCACTGTGGCATTGTCGTATGCTCTCACAGTGGCATTGTCGTATGCTCTCACTGTGGCATTACCGGTTGCTTCCACTGTGGCATTGCCGTATGCTTCCACTGTGGCATTACCGGTTGCTCTCACTGTGGCATTGTCGTATGCTCTCACAGTGGCATTGTCGTATGCTCTCACTGTGGCATTACCGGTTGCTTCCACTGTGGCATTGCCGTATGCTTCCACTGTGGCATTACCGGTTGCTCTCACTGTGGCATTGTCGTATGCTCTCACAGTGGCATTGTCGTATGCTCTCACTGTGGCATTACCGGTTGCTTCCACTGTGGCATTACCGGTTGCTTCCACTGTGGCATTACCGGTTGCCAGCAGAAATCCATTACAAATATTTTCGTTGCAACAAATGCCATTTCCGTGAAACTCTTCTTTATATTCCTTTATAAGTATAGGGTCAATTATTTTATTTTCTGTGGCCCACAAGAAATTATCCTTTATAACCGACATGAGATCTTCGAATGTGTCGGATTTCAATGCCCGTGAGTATTGTTCTTTACACGCGCATTCTTTTTTTGCCCTTTCGAGTATTGTTGTTTTAAATTCTTCGAATCTTTCCATTGTATTTTTGTTTTATGGGTTGTTCATCAGAAAGGGAGGTCGTCTTGCCCGCCTGTGGGCTGTGGTGTGGGTTGTGGCGCGTTTGGTGCGGCCGGATATGGGTTGGCGGTGTTCCCGGACGGGGTGTTATTGTGTGTCCCGGTGTATGGGGCGGGTGCTGCCGAGCCGACATGTTCTATCTTCCACGCGGAAATGTTATTGTAGTATTTGCCGTTATATTCGGTCGCTTGCACCGACAGGTGCGCGGTGATGGTTTCGCCTGCGGCCACCGTACCGACAAGTTCGGGCTTGAAAAGGGTTACGGCAATGGACCCGGGGTATTGTACATCTTCTTCGGTGATGACGATCGTCTGTTTGCTCCAGCTTTTACCGGAGGCGGAAGTACCGCTCTCGACGGGAAGGACGACCGAGACGCGACCCGTGAATGTGATTTTGTTGTTCATAGCGTTATAGGTATTTGTTGTTTCGTTGTATTTCGATTTCTATTTCCCGAAGGAATTGTTCTTCTCGGGCTTCGGGCAGGTATATGCCGGCGACGGCAGATGACCAGTCCCGGAAACGGTCTATGGTTATGCTCATTTCTTCGACGGTAAGGCCGGAACTGCTGCGCAGCGTTTGTGTTTCCCGTCCTGTTACCGGGTCGGTCATGGTGCGTATGAAGATTTCACCGTTGGCGGCTTTCTTGTAGTACTCGCTTTTGGCGTATTCGAGCGAGACACCCACTTCGGAAGCGAGATAGCCTATGATGAGATGCAGGTATTTGTTCTGGCTGAGTGTGCGGCTGCTTTTGTCTTTTAGCTCGACGAACGACCGTTTCTCGAAAAGCTCGTTACACCGTCGTTTGAACCGTTCCCTGTCTATGCTCTTGGAGAGGTCGTATTTCATCGGGGCAGGGTTACTTGTACACCGGTCTTTGAGGTGCGGGAGGGTGGATATATGCGGGTGATCTCGCCGGTCTCCTCGTCGATGGTTTCGACCCCTTCGACGGGCAGGTGTTGCAAGAACTTCTCCCGCTCTTTGAGCTTGGCGTCGATGGCCTCCTTTTCTTGGAGGAGGCGTGCGTGCACGGGGTCGCCGCACGGCTCGTAGTCGTAGGAAACGCCGGTTTCCTTGACGGTGATTTTTACGTCGTGATATGTGATGGCTTCGCGCGTGCCGTATTTCTCGTATTCGGCGATACAGGCTTCGCGGAGGGCATCGTCGGCCCGCAACTTTTTCGATGCTTCATCCATAACGGCGGCCCGGGTGATGATCTCGAAGGGGGAGTACAGGCCGCTGTCGAGCAGCTCGGATATGGTGCGCTCGGCGTATGCCGATATGGCCGATTTACTGGGCGGCAGGTTGTTGAGGGTGATGGGTTCGTTCATAATTGCGATAGTTTGCTATGACGGTTTTGATGTTTTCGGGGGTGAGGTTCAGGAATGAGTGGTCGAGCAGGTAGGTGATGTTGGCATCGGTTTTTACGCCGACGTTCTTTGTTATCCACTCCATGAACTTGGGGTCATTGAACCGCGCATGCGGCAGCACCTTACGGGTATCTGTGTTTTGATGTGCAGTGTCTGTGCCCGGCTGTGGGGTGTCCTGTGATCTTTCGTGCGTGCCTTGAAGTTCTTTTTTGCGATCGATGTTGTCGCAGTCGTCTTCGTCGGTGGGTATGTGGAAGTATTTGAGCAGGAAATACCGCTCGCCGTATGTGAGTGCGGAACCGAGGCCTTTTTCCCAATCGTTCTGCCCGTTGGCAGCGAAAAGGTTTTCGTCTTTTTCTCCGGTCTCGACATCGATCCATGTGAACCGCATGGATACTTTGGAGAGGATCTCGCTCTTGGGGCGGTTGTCCCTGCCTACGGTATAGTCTTGACGGGTGTTTTCTATGCCTATGACTTCTTGTTTGAGGAGTACGCCGAGCTTGTCCATTTGTTCACGGACGATAGGGAGTAATTTTGACCCGGAAACGTATTGGTATTGTCCTCCTGACTTGTCTTTCCCGAGACCCCGGACGGATTGTTGTATTTGGTGTAGTTTTTGGTATATGCCCATAATCAGTAGTATTTCATAAGGGTGATGTATGTGTGTTTTTCTTCGTCGTATGCCTGCAAGGTGGCGGAGAGGCGGGTAAAGCACGGAACGTACCGGCCACGAAATCCGACGGAGGGATCGGGCGATTCCCGATCGAATGTGATTTCCCCGTCGAGGATAAGCCGGGCTTCGCTTGTTTCGCTCTCGATGACGTGCCCGATAAGGTCGGTATCTTCGCCGTCGAGGGTATCGACAAGCTCGACGAATTGCCGGTATATGCTCTTGTCGTAGAGCTTAATGCTTTCGGGAAAGTCCATGACCGGTGAGATCTTTGATGAATGGTTTGAAATAGTCTTTGAATGCGTGGTAGGCTATGCGGGCGGCAGCCACGATGATAAAGGCGTAAACGGCTGCCCAAATGAGGGTGTGCAGGATATATGCGGTGCTCATGGCTCTTGGGTTTTGAGTGTTTTTTCTGCGATGTAATCGTAATATTGGCGGGCTTTCTCCCGGTGGTATGCGGGAAGCCCGGAGAGAAGATCGCTTTGCCGTATGAGATTGTAGAGTTCTTGGTACCAGCATTCGGCGACGGTGGCGCGTTCTTCGGCCAATGCCCGGCGGGTGTCGAGGGAGAGCGCGAGGGCTTCGAGGGCGGCGCGTTCCATGACGCGGATTTCTTCGAGGGTTTTCATGGGCGTATGTTTTTGTGTTTGTCGTCTTGTGGCGTTATAAGGCGTCCCGTTGTGAGGGCTTCGGCGGCGGCGAGGGTGTCGTACATTCCCAGATGAACGTCCCATGCGCCGTCGGCACGCTTGCCTGTGCGGTAGAGGACATGGTATTTGCCGGTTTTCTTGGAGAAATACCGTTGATATACTTTGTCGATGCGCTTTGTCATTGTGTGGGGATTGAAAACCGGGTTGTTTCCATTTCCGAAACAGCCGGATATGTGAGTGCGGGGCACCGGGGAATCGAACCCCGGTCGCAAGGATGTTGCCGTATGTGCTTTGCGATGTGTGAATGCCGTAAGTGGCTTTCCTTGTTTGCCGGTCGCCCGTCTGCCGCTGCCGGCGGACTGCCCCTGTATGGAATAATTCCCGGCGGTTCCTATCTGAAAACCTTAATCCATACGATCGAAAAAACATGATGACTTTTCTCGTTTTCCGCCGGGAATTGTGGCAAGTGCGGGAATCGAACCCGCTCCATTCCGTTAAAGGAGATGGACGATCGCCTGTATCGATCATTCTTGCCTGCCCCGCATCTTCATAAATCAAAGCATCGGCCGTCGTGCTTGCGGAGCTTCTCTGTCTCGGAAGGGGCACACATTCAACATTCGGCTTCTTTCAGTCGTGTCAGACGGTTTATATCCGCCAACCCCGTAATTGAATGTGCTTCTGCTACCCAATCCTCGATTCCTTCTCATGGGTTGTGGTGGAAAGTGGAATCGAACCACTTTGCTTGTTGGAGGTTCCTCCCTAACAAGCATCTCTCCTTGTCCACCTTTTTGTCCCGCAGTATCGGCACGGTGCCTGTGGCGTAACCCCGGTTAGGACTTGCGGGAGATATGGTACATTACTATGTCGCTGCACCCTCACGGGCTTTTTATGGGTCATCACCGGCAGGGGCGGGGAAGCCGCCGCACGGTTCATTTGCATAAGACGAGGGGAATTTACTACCGGTGATGGTTTCTAAATTTCTGCTTTCCAAAGGCGGAGTATTTCCCGACCTTCGATGACTTGTCTGTTATTGGAGCGTCGAACTTTGCACTTTAACTTGCCATCGTCGATATATCGGTAGAGTGTGGATCGGGATATTTCTAATATTTCTGCTGCATGTGTGGGTGAATATCTCCCTGTGAGCGATACTTGTGGTTCTGTACTTGTCATAGGAATCTTATTTTTGGTTTTTGTGCCGCCCTTGCATCGAAGCGTAGGCCGATAAAGCCAATCAACGCGAATCGTATAACTCCGTTGATGTACTTGTATCACCGGGGCGGCTGTGAACAACAATATTTAGGATGTGCCTTGTTGCTGTAACGTGCATCTTCACACGCTTATAATCTTGAAAGAACCGTACAGACCCCCGGCCTGTATGCTTACTGATTGTGGAGGATTGTTTTCGGAGTTCTTTGTTATCTTGTATCTTTTCAGGCTTTACGGCGGGAACGCCCAACTCCCGTGCTTACTGCTCATGGACGATTTTGCGGCGGCCATTGCCTGCGTTGTTGTCTGTTTCGTTCGCATGGCGCGCTTGCCGTCCCCGCAGCTCGGCTTGTTACTTGACGGATTAACGAGTTACCCGCTACCATGCTTGACACTTCCCGTCCGTTGGGGAAGTAAAGTGAACCAATATGTCAATGAACGATGTTTTTTGTACTTGCAGGCCTATTCGATACGGCAGCTCTCGCTTTTCTGCAAGTTCGTTTGTTGATGCAAAGTAAATAGTTTTATTGTCATTTTGCAATATTGAGGAAATAAATATATTTACTATTAACTTTTATTAGTAAATAATACTATTTACATTTCTTATACTGGTGTATCTTTGTCAAAAAAGACGCAATGACTCGGATAAAAGATATTCTTAAAGAAAAAGGCATTACCGTACAAGAACTTGCTGATATGCTTGAAATAAGCAGGCAGGCTTTGAGCAAGCAAATACAAGGGAAGATGCTTTTGGAAACAGCTCAAAGAATTGCTTTAAAGCTGGGTGTTCCTTTGTGGCAGCTCTTTGTTTCACCCGATGAAGTGAAGCGTGAAGCGTCCGATTCTATCACTTGTCCCAGATGCGGAACCCGAATCCCGGTGGAAACATCTGTAAAAATCAAAGCAGAATAACCTTGATTTTAAACGCATCGATTTCGATGCGTTTACTTACATCAACAAACAACATTTCAAAGATCGACTTTGTCGTTCCCTCCGGCGGATTCGATCCGCAGCATCGGGCCTTTTCGGAGGGATTTCTTAATTTTGTGTCGTCAAACTAAAAATTAAGAAGTATGAAACAGAAAATCGTAACTGTAACTACGGGCTTTAAAAGTTCAAATGATTGCCAAGTTGAATTTGAAACAAACTTCTTTGACTATATCCGGATCCACGTTGGCAATAATTTCTTCCTCTGTCATTTCCATGAGTTTGCGAACATCAATGGAATGCATATCGGAATAACACTGAGAAAGGTCTATGATTTCTGCGCGTTTTAATTTGAATCCGTTCCCGTTGAGGGGGTATCTCTTTTTTTTCATCACGCAATCCTCGTTACATGCAAGTACGGTTTCTCCAATTTGGTCTTGAAAGACTTTCCGGTCGTTACTTGTACTTGCGATACTGTGCTTTTTACCGTATTCATTCTCGAACAAGGATAGGTGTGTGTATCTCCTATTTCCATGCTTTTGAGCACCGGCATTATCGGATCTTTATCCATAGTTTTCTTTTCAATTACCTATTGCCGTTATTGAAATTGCGTTTGATTCCCAATCTATATTGGTGGTGTAGTTGGAAATGTCAGCAGGCTTTTTCACGTTCTTCACGTAGCTAACCAATGATTTCGCGCTGTGGCATTCGCTCGGCTTTCCCAAAATAAAGGTCTTCGTCTTGCCCGGCTTGATATTCATAATGTCTTCTACTGAAACTTTCATGGACTTATTTATTTTATAAATACAAAGGCATGGTTTGCGAATTTTCGCTATATTTGCGATTGACAGTTGCGATAAGGAGCGAATTACACCCGCGCCCCATGCCTTGTTTATTTGTTTTATGATGCAAATATAGACATATATTTCAAAATATGAAACCATTTAGTGCAAATTCTGAAATGTAGTTTCATTTTTAACATCAGTAAATAATTAACCTATATATAACTTTACTTTAAAATAGAAGGCATTATGTTGTTTACTGAGCAGATTATCAACAATCTACGAAAAATAATGAATGATAGGGGCTTGACACAAGTTGTTATGGCGGAATTTGCAGATACTTCTCCATCCCAATTCAGTAAAATACTTAACGGGAGTGTTCAATTAAGTTTATTGCAACTTTCAAATATTGCAAGAGGTCTTTCAATGAGTGAAATAGATTTGATTACATACCCTGAAAAATATGTAAAATCTGATAAGCTGACAGATGAACCTGTGGAAGCAGTCTTGCAAATTAAATTAAAAAAAGACAAGAAAGACCAAGTGCTGAAACTTGTATTTGGAGAAAACAATATTGAAATATTAAATAGATAGTAAAATGAAAAAATCAAAAAAAATATATCGAGGAGAATACTTGTATAATTATATGACTTTGGATAGATTCTATAATTTGTTATATACAAAAATCTGGGAATTTTCGGATTATAAGACCGCAAATGATTATAGAGAAAGGTGTTCTTATCTTTTAAAAGATATGGATGGAGATGCGTGTGAGCGTCTGAAATGTATCCGATATTCATGTTTCTCGCAAAAGAAAGATATTTCGCCTATGTGGTATTTTTATGCAGGGAATTATAGTGGTGTGTGCTTAGAAATTAATGTGAAGAAAATGAAAGAAAAATTCGGGAAATATGTTGAATTTTATTATATTAACTATCTTCCTATGAATAACTTTTCTGATATTGAACAAAATTCCCATTATGATTTGGTTGAATACTTGCTAATAAAGAATGGAAATTGGGAGTACGAGAAAGAGGTTCGAATGTTTTATACACCGAAAGATAATGAAGGGAGTTTTTTTGATATACTCCCATGTATAAGTAAAATATATATAGGAAGAGATTGTCCGTTGAATATGTTGTGCAATATGGGAAGTGTGGAATTTTTAAAAAATGTTGGAATTTTTCGAATATTGAGTACGCCAGATGGTAGAAATGTTGCTTTAAATAACTCGAAAGAAGTAATAGAACAATTTAGGACGAATTTGTCAAAACTAGATTGAAAGTAAGCACGCATCGCTCATAAAGGAGCTGGAAGAGAATAGGGGGGGAGAAGCGATAAAATTAAAAGGATAGACTTAATGATATAAAGAGAATATGAGTATGGACGCTATGATCGACTGGGTAGAACCTGCGGCACATATTGCAACTGTTGGTGTTTTATTTATTTCTATATGGACATTGTCGAGAAATTCTTTTGACTCGATGTTTACCCAACTTTTGGCTAATCATAATAGCATTTATGAAAAAGTGTCTGCTGAGTATTTCCACAAGTTTTATGAAGAGTTCCAAAAAGAATTTAAATGTAGTAATTTAATACAAGCCAATGAGATAAGAACCTTTTATGGCAGATTCACATCGGATAAAGAAAATAATCTTAATAATACCTATTTGCAGGCATATTTCAAATTTATATACCATGAAATAACAGCCGTAAGGAAAGCCCGATTTATAGGAAAAAAGAAAAAGAAGTTTTATACTCGTCTAATACAATCACAGATGAGTAATGAAGAACTATTCTGTTATTTGATAAACCAAATAAATCATTGTTCAGGAAAAGACAAATATAAGAGTTTCCTCAGAAAAAAGAATTTCTTCAAAGATTTGTATAATTCGGAATATAGGAATGACTTAAATAAAATCAAAACGATTCTTTTAGAGCCTTTAATAAAAAAGAACTTATTGGACTAAAATGGAAGAAATAGAAAGTCTCTAAAACATAAAAACAAGAATATTATGATACGGATAATACAGAAAGAATCAAATAAAGACTTCTTTGTGCCATTTGCGGAAAATAGAGAGCAAGCACAAAGAATTTATTCTTCCGTTATGCAATATGTGAAAAGTACGCATCATATTGATGTTTTGGATTACAAAATTCAGAAAATAACTTATGTGTATGACAATTTCACCTATACGGAAGAAGTAGGTGATAAATCAAGAGAAACCGGTGAGCCTATTATTGCAATATTTATTGACAGAAACAAATGTTATATCTGTACAAATAATCATGGGGTGGCAAGGAATAGACCATTGGAATATGAGGCTGTCAGTTGTGAACTTTTTTCATTAAGGTGGTAATAGCTACCAATACTTCTATGAGTTCTTCCTCTTCTTGTAAAGACTTCGGAATGATGGATAATATGACATTCGCAGCCGATTCTTGGAATGGTGTCATGGCGGTTCCAGATGATGCCAGTTCTGTTTTTAGTTCATTCAGCCGCATACGGGCGATAAAATCCGGGCAGGTTTCAATAAGCGGTATGTTGAATGGTGCGTTCATTGGGTGATGTTTTGTGTAAAGATATAAAAATACCAAACAGATAGAAATATGACAATAGAAGAATTTAAAGAATACAATACTTCGGATAAGTAGATGAAGTCTGTTGTCCTTGAAGCTTTAAAGCAGGTTGTTTCTAATATCCCCGTCGAACTTGTCAAGCAAATGTTCCATTAGCCACACACGCTCTTTTCTGTCTAAATGAAAACGGCGATCGAGTTCTTTTTGAAGGAACTCTCCGAACTCTACTGTACGGCGGCGCAGGTAATTCCATTCACGCTCGTATTCTTCGTAGTTTTCATCATATAACAGGGGTATGGTCAGGGTTGAATTTGATAGTTTTTTGTAAATCTGTCATAGTGGTTATTAGATTTTGTTTAATAGGCTTGAATGAAAGATTGCAGGAATTGCCACATCCATTGCAACGGTATTGGGGCTTTTCGCCGAGTAGGAACATTTCGAGATAGCGGATAGGGTCTGTATCTTCGGGAAATGAAGTCGTCCATAAGCGTTTGTCCCGATATTTCTCTATTCCGTCCATAAGGACTATTCTTTCATAGTCTTCGGAGGAATAGTTCAGAAGTATTTCTATTTTATGGGTCATGGTAATATGTAGATTATGGATAAAGATAAAATATTTGAATCCTTTGCGATACGTGATTACGTGGAAATATGTAAAGGAATGAGGTACTGGGAGTTTGTAACATATTCACAAGAACTCTTGTGTAAGTTGGACGGATTGAATCTTTCAAAGAATGGCTTCTACAATGACAAGGTAGGTGTAATCCAAAGATTGAAAGACTTCATCAAGTACGCGCAGTATCATGTGGCTACTGATGGGGGCTATCCTGCCGGTGCTTCTCAATCTGATTTCGCCTATTGCGCTCAGATTCTTCAAGCACTCTATAAAAACCAGTCTCGCGGATAGGTCGGGCGAACTCGTAAAGTCGAGCGTCTAACTCCTCTATGATTTCCCTCCTTTTTTCTACCGTATAGGGGTCGTAGGGGAAAGAAGCCCGCCAAGACTGAATGTCGGTGATCTCGTTGAGGAGCATTTTTAATTGTGTCGTAACCTCATTGCACTTGCGGTTAAGTTCAAGTTCTTGACGCTCGTGGTAGGAAAGGGACGATACGCTGCTTTTTTTCATCACGGAGGTGATGGATTCCAATACAGCGATCATTTCATCGGCTTGCGAATTGGAAGCCGGGATATGCTCCAACACGGATTCGGCAACTGATTCTTGAAAAGGGGACATCTTGAACCCGGATTCTTCCAT